GTATACCACTGTCAATAGAGGCTGTCAAATAAAATCTTATAGTGGCAAACTAAACATAGAATGCAAAACAATTGGCAAAATGAATACCCCTAAAAGATAGCCAACCTGAAAACACAAGGCCTTGGCGGCAGTATCTAGAATAAAAAACATTTTGCCCTCATACCATAATGTAACATACCAATCATAACTATGCAAGCTTTTTCTTTCGATTTTTGTATTCTTTCCAGGTAAACTTATCTCTTGGTAGTTCGAGGCTGGCTGCCCTGTCCTGTGTTTTTTGGATTAATTCGGGATCTAGTGGGGTATCTCCCTTGAGCATTTCGAACTCTTCAAGGCTCATTCCTTGTCCATAATAATATTTCTTATATAGTTCTTTTTTAGTTAGACCAGTTTGAGGAAGTATATAATCCTCGGGAATGTCTTCAAAGGGCACATAAACAATGTTTTGGAACCCTATAGATCCATCCTCTTGTGTATAAGTGGCGCTGGGCATGCCCGGCGCGGCGCTTAGAAACCGGTCTACACCTCGATAAGATGGCGGATCTGCGTCGGGATTTGTGGGATCGGTTGGGCCGCTGATTTCAGATGCATCGGTAAAGGGTTCGGTTCTTGGATCAAAATCCTTAAAAAATGTCTTCGCTGTATCGGATGGCCGTGTTCTAACTTTGTAATGGTCTTTCAGATCTTCAAATGATTCTGCTGCATCGAGTATATCTTGATCAATTTCATACGCAGGAGTTCCGCTAGCCTTGTCAATTTGCACCTGTTTCAACACTGACCAATCAGGAGAAAGAATTCCTTGGGCTTTATCGAGAGGATTTGTGGGGAGCGCTCTGAAGCCACCCTCTCCGGGACCAGCATGCCACATCTGCGCTGCGAGGTTTCGACTCTGATCTTCTAGTGTTTTGGTTGCGTTCTGAATGGTGGAACTTTGTTCAAGGTTTTGTGCTTGACGTTCGGCAGACGCTTGTGCTTGGGCGGTTTCAATGTCGGATACCCCACTTTGAATCCCTCCGCCTACGAGGCCGGCCAATCCAGCGACCATGGCCCCTTTCTTGATTTTATCAAACATGGCTTGGCGCTTTGCTTTCTTGTAAGTAGCCACCTCGTCATCATCTTCATCTTGCTCATCTTGCTCGAAAATCTTATCAAGTTCTTCGTTGATGTAAACATCTAGAAGGCGCAGTTGCACCTCTTCTAAAACAATCAGTCGGAGCTTGGCTTCAGATATCTGCATGAGTTACTCCTTATTGTTCAAGGTTTCATTAAGCTCTTCTTGTATGATATCTTTAAGTTGTTCTATCTTGCCTTCAGGATAATATGCTGCTCCAGGGGTGGTCTTAGATGACCCACGATGTGGTGTATATTTCTCCCACGATGAGGTGTAGCCCATGCCTTTCATGAGCCAGCTATCTTTATTGTGTATTAGATCGAACAAGTGGTTCCTAAGCGGCTTGGGTATATACTTGGAGCCCGGGCCGCGAACTATGTCAGGTATACCATTAAGATATAAATAAGAGTACAAGCGGTAGGCGTCACGTGCGGCCGCCTTATATTCATCGCGAGGATCTGCATGGAGTTTTCTGGACCATGGCCCAGCGTAACTTCCTTCTACTTCGCCGGGTTCTAACGGCTCCCACGTGTCGAAGACTTCCACCGCCTGTTGCAGTGCGCGGATGCGGTCAGTCAGGTAACTTAGAGCTTCTGCGAGGGGCTCGGCCGCGGCTGCAGCATCTTCATTATCCTTTGCTATTGAGTCGGCAACATCTTCGATTATCTTTGATAAGTCGAGAACTCTTTTTATTTGGACTGGATCTATTCCGTGTGGGCTGAGGCGCATGCCTTCAAAATTGATTGTGTGGCCGGCCGATTCGGCTCTTTTGTGCGCGCGCTTGACTGCATTAAAGACATCGACCATTCCTTTAAAAATATTAGCAAGGGCACGAAGTTCATCTCTTACTCCTCTTTTAACCACTTTTGTCGCGGCTTCATCTTCACTCGCACCAAGGCCACCTAAACGTGCCTCAAGATCTCCAATCTCTTCTTTGATGATCTCTTTAAGTCGTGCTTGTGTGATTTTCACGATTTAGTCTTCTCCGTGCATCTTTCGATATTCTGCGGATGTGAAGTCCGAAACTTCACGGCCGTGGCCCTTTGCCTTCTGTGACGCGGCGTGGCGGCGTCTCATGAATTCTTGCGTGGCGATGAGCGCAAGACCCATCAAGGCTGCTCCGCCGGCAATTCCTAGAGCAGCAACGGCGCCAGTGACGACCATTTTTCCAGCAAGCGCGGTGAGTAGGCCTGGGCCAACTACGGCGCCGGCACCTACAGCGGCCACACCAGCACTAGCTGCTTCGCCTGCGCCTGCTAGCTGTGCTCTTTTCTGATATGCCGCTCCCACTGGATCATCCGCATATGGGTCTTCTTCTTCTTGTAGTGCTCCTGCTGTAGCTTGTTCTAAGGCTTTTTGAACTTCTGGATCCTGCATTGCTTGCTCAACTGCTGCCATGATTGCTGGGCTCTTCTGAAATGTTGCTGCAAGCTCTTCTGCTTCTGCCATGTCGGCGCCACCACCTAAGTTCTCTTGCATCGATTCTTCTATGAAGGAGCGCCAGTTCTCTAATATCAATTTTTGTGTTTTCATTGTGTTGTTCCTTTTTATTTAGTGGCCAAGAGCACGTTCAATCATGCCTTTGATTTCGTTCCCGCGCGCGGGGCCGCCATATTGGCATGCTCTGAAGATCCCCATTTTAATGCTGTTTTGATCTTCCGGGTTCATCGCTTTAGCTGCTTCATATGCTGCCGTAGCATCGTCAACAAGTTTCGAATAATATCTTAAAATTTGTTTAACGTCTGAACGTCCAGCTTTTACGGCTGTCTGAAGCTGGTGTACCATTGTCTGGGCTTCTTTGATTGAGTTAGCGGCATCATTGACCTCTCCCATGATCTTCTCATATCTATCAATAACCTTCTGGATGCCCCAGATATCTCTGCATCCTTCTCCACCATAATCACCAAGCTCGGCGCTGATCTGCGGTTTGCCACCATCGAGGCTGTTCCATATCTTCTCCAGCAACGCCTTAACTGCGTCCTGACCCTCTTGCTCTTTCAAATCCCGGGATCCCGGCTGAGCTGGAATATAACCCAGATCTCTTAGCTGGTTTGCATATCCAGTATTTTTCATAACCAAGCACTTGACCATCCCGTACTCGGACTGCCGGCAGTCATTGATGTCGCCAGGATCGATGCCGGCATCCATCAGTGCGTCCATTTTCTCTCGGGACGCGTCTTCCACAAGGTCTTGCTCTTTGATAACCTCCATCTTCTCATCCATGAAGTATCGTGGATCAATAAATCTCGTATTCTTTCTTCTAGCCATATCAAGCTCCTTATACTGCTGATAGCAAATTCAACAGTAAATAGTTGTCTCTATCGATAAAGGATGCGTTATTCTTTCTTTCCTGGAATACTTCCTTCGGCATCGAGCCTACGTCTTCGTAGCCTGATACATCTATCTTGTACATTTCGATATCATATCGAAGAAGCGTTTGAATAATTTTGTTTTCTTTTTGTCTCGCATCTGGATCGAGAGCAACGTAGATGGGTGTGTCGTTGAGGACAATTTTACGGACAAGATCTGAGTTTGATCTAAGTGTTGAACCCAAAATGGGAACAGCATTTCCTGCGACCAATGCATCGAACACCCCTTCTACCAGAACCAAGTCACTGTTCCAATTAATAAATAGTTCATTAAACACTATATCCTTGGACGCTCTTGGGTTCTTATACTTGTATGAGTCTCCCGTATAGGAGCGCGCTATGAAGTAGCTCACATCACCATCCTCGTCGAATGACGGCACAATAATTCTATTGCGGTATTCGCCACTAAAGCAATATCCAATCTTCCATTTAAGGATATCTGCTTTTGTTATAGCACGCTTCTGTAGATACTTAAGGGCGTAGATGCCTGTAGCTGGAATATTACTGGAGCAAAGACTTACGAATTCCTCTGGGAGTTCCATTTTTGTCTTGTCTTCTCGACCGACTGGTTCCATAAAGAGGTCAGCGAATCTTTCAAGATCCGTCCTGTCCGTAATTCCGTCCCATTTCTGTAGTTGGATATACGAACCAAAACGTCTAATAAGACGCCTAATACTACGACCCCGATAATCACAAACCCAACAATGAAAAGCATTTTTATCCAAATTAACAGCGAGCTTATGCTTATGATGATTGCACGCTGGACATTTGAAATAATGCTCGACTTTGCTGGTTTGGCGGTGGTCTCCAATAACTTCATATAATATTTTTATTGCTTCTTTCTTATTCATCTGCTCTCAAAAATACTATATCATCGTATAGCCATGAAGTCAATAAGAAATTTAAACTATATCTACGAGGCTGCTTGAAGCGCAGCAACAAGCTGAGCCTTTGTTGTACGTGTATTAACCTTCAGTCCTTGTCCCTTAGCCACTTCAAACAGTTCTGCCTTCTTCATTGAAGCGCTCCAATTCGCTAAAGGCGCATCTGTTTGTGATGTCTCAATCGAGACTACCTCAATTTCAAAATTAAGATTTTGGCCGGCTAGGGGATGGTTCATGTCAAGTACTACTTCAGCGTCCCGCACCTCTTCAATCTTGGCCATAAACGGTCCAGCAGGGCCGTTGCCTTGAATGGTACCCCCGAGTATAAATTCAAATTCTGGACCAAAGGCTCTCTTGGGTACAGTTTGTTTTGCTTGAGGATTGTGGGGGCCGTAGGCTTGCTCTGGTGTAAGTGTAACCGACTTTGTTTCTCCCGCTTTCATTCCAACGACTGCCTCGTTAAACCCGCTAATTAGCTGTCTAGTTCCAACTTCAAAACTTAAAGTTTTGCCGCGAAGGCGTGAGTTATCAAACTCTGTTCCATCATTTAGTGTACCCCTATAGTGCACATGGATGTTATGTCCATTTTTTACTTTCATTATATCTCCTTTTATTTAATGAAAAATATCTTTATTATTATAATCGTATTTTGAATATATGTCAAGGCTCTTCTTCCGATTTTTCTTTTGCTCTCTGAACTAGCTTCAATACAGAGGCTGGTAGTGTTTCAACATACCCCGTTTGAAACCACTTAACGCCGACAAGATCTTCATACTGCCCCAAAAAAGAATGCAATTCATAATGGTCTTGTTCAAAATATACCACAATCCCCACCCAAGGTTTTCTATCTGGCGGTATTATATACACAACCTCTGTGACGAGATCGCCAATTTCAAAGGGATGATCGTCATCATTTTCGAAGTCGCCCATATTCTATATAGGTTATTTCGTCTCCTGTTTTTCTTGTTCAGCAACATAACCTGCTTTAGCGATTACAATTGCGTCTGCTTTATCGTAGGAACCTGCAACCGGATTACCATACTTTGTATAGTCGATCTTAAAGGCTGGTTCATGCTTAAGAAGGTGCTTTAAGACCACTTCCTTGGCCTTCTCGCCTCTTGGAACGCGGATGCCGGCCATCTTCCTGGCAGACGTCGCGGAAACGTACTCTGGCTCAATGTCGAACATTTCATAAACAAGCCACGATACGATGCCATTAAATGTCATGAGCGTTGATAGTGTCTTTGCTGACGACTTTCCGCGCATAAACATGTGCAAAGGCTGCTCAATATAAATGTGTTCGATGGGAAACTCTGCTGGGCCAATGAAGTTTTCATTGTCGCATTGATAGTTCTCGAATAAATCTTCAAGATATTCACGTAGCGCTTCTGCTTTCGCAAACGGGCCCTTGCGTTTACGCAAGTCAACCGAACTATAATACAACAGTTGCCCATCACCAACAATTGCAAAGCCGGTTATACTAGTCGATATGTCTATACCAAGAACCATTAGCAAATCCTATCATATATCTAACTTAATTTTAAATGTATATTCTTCTTCTTCTTGCTTTAATATGGGGTCTGCCAGAGTGGCCACTCCAATTAGATTTTTGCTATCGTCATAGATTGCAACTCTGGATATAAAAACCTGGCGCTTAAAGGGAGCATTATATCCAGGATAGCTCGAACTCACTGTATTCTTGATTCGTCGCTGTGTATTTTCTTCGTAGGTATATGAGTTTGTTAACTGTAAATAGCTCGATCCGGACTGCACAAACGTCGGATTGTTGGAGTAATTTGCCTCTCCTCGGCGGGCCTTAGCAAACATCGTATAAACTTGAGTGTCGTTCTGTCCTTCAAAGTTTATCTCAAATGATGCAGATAGATAAGAAGCTGCGGCCGGGGCGGCATCGGTACCTTCTTGGGCGCCGGCTGCGAAATGGACCCATGCTGGATTCGTGGCGGTGGCTCCGGGGATTAGTTTCATGGTGTCACTACACAGACTCCAAGAACCGGTTAATAATATAAACCCTTCATTATACATAACAACGCCGGCTACCATAGGGTCTGGTGGTCGGTCCAGACCGGTACCGTTGGGTATGTCACGACTAACCATTGCTTCCCTTGTGCCGCCTACTTGTATTAGCTCACCGTTTCGTTTTGTGTCCCTAAGTTCTCCTGCCAGTGTTCCTGTTACGTACCACTTAAGCGACACGCTTCCCTCTCTTATTCTAGACCCATAAAAGATTGATGGAATAGATATTAAGTTTAGGGGTTCAATACTTTTGTCCCACCCGTCTTCATAGCTTGACATTACTTTGAAATGCTCGCTTAAATATGCATAATGATTTAATCTATTTTTTAAAGCATAATAATGTTTATTGTATGAGCCAGGATCTCCGGCGCCGGGATTGCGGTTAACAGTCGGGGCGGTGGAATGGTTGGCGGCCATATATTCTCGCGATATCGCAGCTGTCAGCGGATAGATACCAGCTATAACATCACCACTGTTAAAGGCGTTAGCATAATCTTCGTCGCTAGAAATTCCGCCGCTTTGGATGGTACGGATATATTCGCCGGCGGAGCTTTTTACAATGAATGGATATATGGGATCGGAGTTATACCCATCGCCACGATCACTAGCGCGATCAACATTATATTCATAAAGACTTAGCGCGCCGCCGGTCACCGAGAGGAGGTTGTCCGATACTGTGCCGGATCTATTTGGCAAACTGTTGTAGTAGATGGACCCACTATATATAAAGAACTTCACAGGCGGATATGTCCGCATGGTGTTTAATATGATATCATCTGGCCCGAATTTTCTAAGGGACATCTTAGTAGTCCAATCTGACTCTCAACGTAATCTCGTTTGACGGATCCTTTTTCAACGGCTCGGATAGTTTAGCAGTTGCAAGAAGCTCGTTGTTTGAGCTATATAAGCCAATAGTCGTAACATATGTAACCGGAGTATCGGTAGCCTGGCTCTTGGTGACTATCTTGCTGCCACTTGTATACGTCGGGTTTGAGCTATAGTTGAACTTGTTAACGGGCATCCTGCAGAAATAAATCGTAGAGTTAATTTCAGTTGAGTTGTTATAGGAAACATTATATAGTCTATGTCTAATGGCATTACATGTGCCGGATATTGCGGAAAGCTTCCATGCTTCGTCTGGATTGCGGGCGGGGCCCGTTCCGGCAGTTGAGCCGGTCTGAGTGCAGGTTCCAGAGGCAAACGTGGCTAGTCCGAAGACATCCGGGCCTGTGCCGGCCTGATTAAAGACCGATGCTGACAAAACAATTACACCTGCTTGATAGAATACTACACCATGGGATGCGTTGTTGGATGAAGATATACTACCGGTAGTATCGTATAGCACACCGTATTCACCACCCACTGCAGTGCCAACGCCGGTCCCATCGACCGAGGCTGATAAGTCTTGCAACTTTATTCTCTCTAAGAACGGTAAGCCTGCGCCGGCAAAGGCACCGGTTCCAAGCTCTATTGTAAACGTGCCCTTTTTAATTTGATCTTTGCTCAGTAGCCTTGAGAAAGGAATAAAGAGACACTCTTTCATTTGCCTGTTGTCGTCCGTGATGTCTAGATCGCTTTCGAATATTTCTACATTGCTGCTGGTCTGGTTATATCCCAACAATACCTGCGAAAACTGATTATATATTGCAATTTTCTTAGCATTTTGTGTATTCGCTGACGATGATAGGGCAGAACTCTCATCAAAACCAAGCGTAATATCGAAAATATGGTTTGCTGACGAGCTTAAATACGGATAGTCATAAACACTTTGGAACATACCGTGCGTGTAGTCTTTGATGTTCCCTTCGCTTCCTAACGCAACAGCATCGCCACCATAGGTGCCGCTGACAATTGTGCCGGTAAGTGGGATAACCTCATGTAACAATGTTCTAGTCGTTGTTACATCTGTATTAGGGTTAAGTGGTTCATACGATATAGCCATTAAAATCTCCGTTGTTGTTTTATGTTGTCTGGGCGGCCCGAATTATTCTTATCGGCAACTGTAAGACAATATTTGTGTTTGTGCCTCGCACGTACACAATTGTGTCAATATAGTCATATGTCGCCGATGAGGCACCTTGGGACTGTGCCGTCTTTCCGTACTTTTGATAATCACTAAGCGTCAGCGATGGGTTAACTCCGAAGCTCAGCGCTGTCCAGGCGCCGCGTGGGCCCTTAATGGAAGAATAATTAGAGGTGTTGTCGTTACCACTTGGTGGATAAAGACGACTTGTAATGCCAGCAACCATCATACTATTATAGTTTGTAAGCTCTCTTGAAGTTGTTGAAGTTGTAGTTGATACCATGGTAGACATACTTATTACCCCCTCATTGTTCGCGTCCATGCTAAAACTGGCGCCTGCCGATGGGCCCCACACAGCATTAATGAATCTCTTATCGCACTCTATAGAAAAACGATTGTCATTTAGACCAACTGATAGTAGATACGAGTTCTGGTTCTGAGAATTTGATGATATCTCCGTTGTGTCCAAACCAGTCTCGACAAGAATATATTTCGGGGAGCCGCCATAGTTGGATATCAAAATGCTATCCAGGCCATTAGTAATATCTGCCTTCAATAAGGTAGAGGTATTATCGTTGCCGCTAAACTTAGTGTTATCCGCCAAATAATGAACATTGTAGGTTGGGTCGAGCTTGATAGCACCCTGACTAACTAATGTTGACGAGGTGTTTTGCGCAATCGTCGGAAGATAGAGCAAGTCGTTTCTTGCATATGAGACAAGGCCATAATTAATTGCAGCATTCTTTTGGGAGAATGCTTCTAAAATTGGTGTCTGCAATATCTGCAGATCATAATAAGCGGGACCACTTGTATTTGTTTTGTCGTAAAGCCCGTAGTCAATCTCATCATCTCCTAGTGCAAACTTTACTATTCTAAAATTACCTGCGGCCATTCTTTTACGACCGACATCCGTAAGCACGGCGTCTAAAATAATATCGCCGGAGTTATCTAAAAAAGCCATTTAATTTCCTCTCTTTCATAAATAGTGTTATTTTTTTATTCGCTACCTAAAATATCACTATTCTGTTTATAAGTAACGTTCAAATCTAATTTTTTGCCTGTTTTTCTGCTTGTCAATCTTATCTTAAAGGTTTTGTCCCAAATCAAATCTTCGGCAGTGCCAACCTGTACCGCGCTGTCCATCAGTGCTTGGGTTGACGTTCCATTAAAGTCGGTGGCATCCGTATTTAATAACAACTGTCGTTGTGATGGAACTATCTGAAACAATTTTTTTGCCTTTGCAGAGGTCTCTTTAAAGGGGTAACCTTCAAGATCTTCTTCATATAATGTGTTAAACGTGGCATATTTATATCCACCATCATTGATATACTCTGCTTCTATTATTTCTTCTATATAGCCCGGAACTGCATTTTCGTTAATGACCCTAAATACATAATAATATTTCTTGTTTGAAGCTATTGTATCAACAAATACGCCACCAGTGTAGGAGTTATTGGATTTATCCATTGTTAAAGCAACACGGCCAACCGAATTCTCTGAAAATTCTCTAAGCGACGTCGGCTTTGTGTCGAGGCGGAACACCTCTACCCACTGCTGACGAGAGACACTCTCTTTCGATACTATCCCGTCCTCTAATAATTCATTTGAGAACATGTATATTGGTCTTGTTTCTGCGTCTATCTGACTAATTATCTTGGGATATTTGCGTTTGTTGAATGTTTCGTAATAAAGCTCAAACTGTACCATATTGCTACGCCCAGATAGGTAGTTTGGTACTATATTTAACTTGTTTGGCGGGTGATCCAAAATTGTTACTTTTTTCTCCATAATCGGTATTTCAAATATTTTAAGTCTCGGTTCTGTAGTGACAACAAAGTTTGCAAAATATGGTTTTTTACTATCTCCAGAAGCTCGACTGCTGGCAACTCTTTGCGCAGGAGACGCAAGAGAACTCATAGGATCATCAGAATCTTCTTCGAAGCCACCTCCGCCGGCGTATGTTGAAGATTCCAAGAGATCATTAACCGGTGCATCGTTTTCTGGATCGAAATATTCTATGCAATAGTACTCTGGCACATAGCCCGGCTCCCCTTCTTCAACTCGGGTTATTTCTGAATTCGGAAGCCCGATGACCCTTGAAAGCTGTAGATTTGAATATTTATACTTTAGGCCTTGTACGATCCTATATTCATAAACTTTATATGTATATTCGCGCCCGTATATAACCTGTGAATCATAGTAGTTCAATTCATCTAAATCGCCGCTGTTGAAGAACCAGAAATTTTGTACAACAGCATCTTGCCTACCTGCCCCCGTTCGACCAACAGCCCTTTTTTCAATTCTATATGCTATTACTTCTGAATACTTTGGCTCCGGGGATGTGGACACAGTGGAGTCAAAGCCTGTCGAGGGAGAGTTTCTTTGAACATTTAAAAGTGACTCGATCTCTCTTACACCAGTCTGATCATTTAAGGTCCCAATTATATTATTCATTAGTTCCAATGTGTTACTTGTGTTTAGATGACGATAGACACCTTTTGTATCGTATGCGCATTCTGTTTCGATATTTTTTTCATCTATTATTATAAAATTCTCTGTCCAATCTTTTATTCTTGCATATGAGTGCAGCATCATATCGAAAAAATCGACTCCTCGTAGTTCAAGCGCTGTGCTCTCGGAGATGGCGACATTCGCATCAGATTCAGTTGAAGAAGTTAAAAAGCTTGTATTTTTTGAAAATTGGGTTGTGGATACAGGAACCTTTGTGGCGGTGAGTTCATTGGTAAACACCTCTTTTAATAGCCTCAACATTCTGGTACTGAATTTAGCAGCGTCGATGTGGGCGCCTACGGTAGATATATTTTCGGTTTCGAAACGTATTTGCGAATAATACGGATAAGAACCCGTATACCCATTTATGGTTGTAGTTTCATCTTCAGCACCGAGAGTGGGCATTTGCACACTTCGAGCGGTATGGTTCGTTGTGGGATATATTTCCTTAAAAAAGTTACTATTAAAAAAGATATTACTGAATCTATTATTTGCCCAAGTGACTGTTTCCTGGCTTCTATCTAATGTAGATGCAGAGTATTCTAAATATAACTTGATATTGTTGCTATCATCAAAATATGTATGTGGATCTGCTATCTGTTCATCATATGATATAAAGTCATATAACCTCGACCTGTAATCGCCAGCGCCGGTTGTATGCAAATTTGCCCACGTATTTAAATACATATTTGGGAGAAGTCTTTCGGTCGGTATCGTTAATGTATATGCTTGATAATTTTGATAATAAGAGTTATAATCATATGTTATATTCATATAATTTGTTACTTGTTCGGGGTTCGTTAAATATTGCCTAGACATAGCGCCATACGGGTGAGTGTATGCTGTGTAGTAATCATCAAAGACTACGTCATTATTAAAAATTGCGTCATATGATATCTCATTAAATGTGCCACCCTTCCAGAGAACTTCCCAAAATTTATCATTTATAACCTTATCTGGTTTGCCGTCAACAGCAACAACAAATTTGTGGTTTGGAATTATTTTATTTGACGATGACAGTTGATCAGGAATTTCAACATCGTCTTGTAGCCTGAATGAACGAACAGAGTCGATATATGAGTTTAATTCACGGTAAGAGTCTCCGGTTCCAGCTAGCTCTTCATTAAATGACGAGAATGATAAAACAGTATTTTTGGAAAGATCAATTGTGTTGAAAAAATAACCACCCACATTGGTTCTAAAAATATCACTCGAGCCAGAAAATAGATTATAGTCAGTAATATAACACACCTTGCTGGTGTCGTCATCCATAACTGCGATGTTTCGCGGATCATCCTCGATGCGCGTTTCTACAGCAGTAACAACCCCAGTATCAGGATCTGTAGTTTTAGCGTGTTCTATTGACATTGATATCTCCTGTTATTAACATTAGTAGTCGCCGCCTGTTACAATGGTCGGGGTTGTTGCCCGTTGTCTCACACCATCGACTGTGGCGCGGGTGGTGACCACCGCACTCTCGACAGCTTCAGTGCCGGGTGGGGGACTAACTTGTGTTTGTTCAGTGTCTGAAATTTCGGCGAAGTCTTTCTTTTTTATTCTCATGGGTGCTGTTCGTGGAAAAGTTGCCAGTTTGGTTGGATATGTTGTAATTAGCGCTTCTACTATTTTATTGGTTGAGCGATCAATGCCATCCTTTATTCTGTTACGATAGGCTCCGGTACCTAGCGTTGCATCCCAGCCAAACTTACTAATTAAGGCACTGGATTCATCTGATGAATAGTCTATTGGATTTGCGCCTGAGCCGCCTATATTATAGGTCACCTCTATATCGCTCCTGTGGTGGACGTTGTCCTGCGATATTCTGATGCTAGGCTCTGCTGATATATTGGAGTAATTGAAAAACAATTTTTCGCCATATTGGTCTGTACCGTCGGCGTTTTGGGTTACTACAGTTAAAAACCCTATACCCATCGTTGAGGTGTCCAGTGATGTTCCTGCTGCAAAATTTACTGCCTCTTGTCTTTCGCCTGTGGCGCCGCCTAGTTCACCTCGCATACCCTCACCGCGATAACCTGTGTCACCCAGTCTGGCTTCTTCGACTGTATCGGGGTTATTGTCCGGATCACCTTTCATGAACCCAAAAAGATCGGCATCATCGGTATAGCTGCCGCCATTTACCATTTTGCTGGTGGGTATGACAAAGTTTTCGACTGTTATGTTCCCTGGGACGAGGATCCATGGCTGGAAGCCAGACGCCCCCTCAATATCAGCGCCGGGGTCCATGTCCATGGTAAGGTCGAGGGTAATGTCGGTGTCGATTTCTTCAGCAGCTACTTTGATTAAATCATCAACTGGATCTGGCATTTTATATTCCTCCTAAATATCGTTTTGTTTTATAAAATATTTTGATCGGCCTCTATAGTTTGGAGACAGATTTAATACTGCAAAGCCGGATGCTATCCTCGATAGGTCTGGTGGCATCACCAAAGTACCGTTCGGATCCTTCTCCTGCATGTAAATTTCTTTCGATGGTTCATTTTCGTCTAGATTGTAAAACGGGTCTTTCTCAGACGAAAATTTATCTTTTGCTTGAATGTTTTTGTTGAATGTTTGTTCGAACTGCTCTTGGTCCATAATGTTTACATTTTGCAAACCTTCATTGTTTTCTTGTTGTTCTTGTAAGAGAGAATAATTCTTTGATATATTCTCGTATCTAATATTATTCATAATCAGCATTTCTTTGGCTAAGTATGCTCGATCCGTTGAAGCCGGTTCTATCGTTGTTTTCTTGTTGGAGGTTTCATTCTGCGTTGCAGTCTTAATTTCTTGAAGCCCCAATTCGATATTATATAAAAGAGGGGACAAATTTTTATTTACTATTTTGTCTTGAAAAATTGTAGTATTTTCCATTTTATTGGTTGTTTTGTTAAAAGTTCCATTTTTTACGATACTAAGTGGTATAAACATTTTATTCTCCTATGTTATTCATCTGGGTACCAGTCCGGTAGTTCAAATGTATAACCTCCCGGTGGTTCTTTTGATGGTGTCGCAGTCGATACCTTTCCGGACTCAAGGCCGGTGGCCCCCAAATACTCGGAATGGGTGCCCAGCCAGTGAGTACTTACACCCATGTAGGTTATCTCAGACACCGAGGGTGGGCTGATGACGACAACAGCTGTGGATTCGCTCTCTTCTGGTGGCGTGTACTCATCATTAGTGTCGGGATCAGGCAGTTCTGGCCAGGACGAATCATCGGATGCGTAATCGATTATTGGTTTGTCAATAATAATTGGATCACGGCCCTTCTCTGCGGAATTGTGGGCATGGCCAATTATAAATTCTGTGTATTCTGGTGTGTACCCGGTGCCTGATGTGGTGCCGAGCATATCGATAAGGGCGCTGTGGCCAGCCATAGCACCGACCGCTTCATCTAATGAGGACTTAAAATCCCGCAAAGCTTGCAAATTACCCGTCGATGGGTTAATGCCGGCTGCTATGCTGTTTGCGGCCTCAAGCACAATGGAATATTCTCCGCCATGGGTTCCGTGGTACATGTCTTGGTAAAGAGCAAATGCTGCCGCGGCTCGAAGCCAAGGTGCCGACGCCGGATCATCAGCATACTGATCATCCATTGCATTAATGAAGAATTGATTAAACTGTTCATCAATACTGTTATAGGCACAGCTTTCTTCTGCGGCCGCGACATATTCATCAAACCCTTCCATAATATCTTGCAGATAGCTGTAATATTTTGTTATTATTAAATCTGACCGGTCTCTAACAGTAACTTTGACCCCTACGCTGTCCGGGCCCTTGAGAGCTTCATCATCATCAATATAATAATTATATGCGAAACACGCTAGTCTATAGTCGTTAGGCACCTTATCGTTATAAGCGAAATCATAATTTCTCTGTATTAAGTAAGCGTATTGGTAGTAACTAGAAGCCGCTCCGCCGGTTGCCTTGTCTTTAAGGTAAACTTCATCGCCGTCCCTAGCAACCGCAAGGTCTTGCCAGCCAGCAACATCTATTTGTTTTACTTTTGCATATGGCGCGTTGCCGGCACTAATGGAGCCCCCGTCACCACAACTACCTGCAAATTTTAGGCGTTGAACATCGGTTGGTTGAGAAGCATAGGTAGTGCTATAATTAAGCGACATTTCAACATGTGGGCCTGTTTGGCCATACCCATTTATATATTCGCCAGTCGATGGCACTCGTTCAGTTGGACATCGATAAAATGTAACATCTTCGATTCTAACTAAGTTGTTTACCATATCACGACCCCATTCAAAATATTGTTGAAAAAGGCCCGGATTTATATATCGGGACAACGCACTGTGATTCTGAATATATTTTTCTAGGTCAAAGAAAAACCATCCATATTTTTGTGTGATAACATCAACGCGTGATAGTACTCTATGCTCACTTTTGCTTGCATTTAATCCATGATATTCTGCTATCAGGCGAATAGCATCTTTTATCGCGTCTCTAGTGCTTTTCTTCCAAGTGGTGTCCCACCGGTCGAATGCTGGCTGGGCAATGCGTTCTGCTACGTTAACTTCGTGGCGGCCAATTCCGTTTTCAGTTTGGCGTCGGGGGTGTGAGTCTACACCTTCTAAGCTGCCACAGCCGCCGCCATAAAAATATTTGCGTCTATCAGCAAGGTCTAGAACACTATATCCGTTGCCGTTGGGGTCTCTCTTTTCTCGAGAATCGATCAAACTTGACCAAGCGCCGCCATAGGGATCCGTGTCTTTATCGCGTGCTGGATCAAACAAGTCCGTAGCTGAATCTACATCCGGGCACCATCTTAGTCTAAAGTTTTTAAATAAGCGACCACCACCAAGCACAGTATCTTTGTATTCTTGTATGTAATCGTCCATTGCATCCCGTAAATCAGTGGCGTAGGTATCTAATGCCGTCTCATTGACGGCGCCCGTTTCAGTTAACAAACCATAGTCTGCAACAAGTTGGTTCCACACGCTTTCGTCTCTTATCATTTCTTGATAGGCGGCGCCGCAAGTGGCAGTATCTTCGCTAGCACCCCCCAGCCAGTTTGCCCGGAGGTAATTAAACGCTTCTTGAACTCTTAGATATACGTTATTGGTACCATCATCAACATTCAAATAATTTATTAGGACCGGTCGAATCTTGTTTTCCGCCAAATAATCAGCACTTCGAAGATTCCAATCAGTATCGTATGGGTTTCGATGATCTCTTATTTTGAGAAAAACACCGTATATATCATCACTCGTATTGGTTGTGGAGCCATAACCGGCAACGTTAATCATACCGGCCATCTGTTTAAAGCACTTGTACTGATTGAATGTGGACCCGTCGGTCTCAACACTGTCGTCCCACCCGACTGATGACTGTTCATCGAGAAGATTACAGCGCCACCCATCCGAAGTCTTGGCGGAGTCCCAACCAAATTCTAGCGTACAGTTATTGCTTTCTGGATTACCGTGCCAGCCAAAAAACCTTTTTGCGGATTCGAAAGCTAACGCATTTCTTTCTTGTTCGAAAGAGATATCGTCATAGCCTTCTTGACCGAATTCATAGCCGCGAATCCATTCCCAGTCAGCAGAAGCTTCTGGGCCGCCATAGTACATCATTTGAAGACCCTCTTCCGCACCGTGTCCTAGGCCTGTGGCCCAGTCCTGAAATTTCTGGATTGAATCACTAAACTCTGCAACCATTTCATGTATGAGAGTGCCCCGGTCGACCGAAAGCCATTGTACCATATTATCTATTCCCATCTTGTAACCTTCACGCGTGGTGCTGGTGTTGTCCTCAAGGAATCTTGCAAATTTGGCCCCGACGGCAGCCTCATATGCTGCCTCCATTTCGTTCGGCGTATAGGCAGTTTCTGCTTGAAAGGCCGAAGCTTCGCCAACATCGCTGCGGGCCGGGACATATTTAGCCAGGTTTGTTTGAAGGAAAACTTTATAAACAAGGTCTCTATTAAAAAGCTCTTCGGGACTCAGATTCAAGGTGTGAGTGTGGTATGTTGGGGTAATATTACCCATCTGTGATGGTCTGTAATCTCGGATCTTTGAACTATAGGTAATTCTTTTGAATACTTCCGGGTATGTGCGAAGGGCTTGCTCGGCATTAATAACCATTCTTCGATATCGCTCATAAAATTGGCCGGCGTTGGTGGCCAAGTCCTGATTCATGATATTCCTTCTAAATCTATTTAACTGCACCAAGTACATCGGAGTGCTGCCGTATTCACTATAAATGTAGTCAATACTGTTGAGCACTCCATCAAGTTCTCCGTCGCTTATCGCAGCAGTTGCATACGCTTCTTTCAGCGAATCTATCTTTTCTTTAATATCTTCTTGATCAAACTCATCCGTTGTACGATAGTGCGCTTGGAAGTCCATTAGCGGTATGCCGGGGTAATATGAACCGTCATTCAAAAAATAGCCAACCTTATCTTTAACATTCAACTGTCCGTCTTTCTTGATCATCTCAATGGCCAGATCTGAGAAGGACAACGCAAAAACAACATTCTGTAAGTCTTCAAGGTTGCCGTATGGGTCGCCAACCGAAACACCAACAAAAAGTGCTAGGTCGTCAAGGCCTGAAACACTAGGAACATATAGATCATATGTGATGCCCGACGCCTTCAAAACCTCATTATTGTTTTCATCATACTCACTAGTATATGTTACGTCGTCGGAGTAAGAGATATCCTGTAATGGCATTGATCGAAATTGCTTGTACATGCCGTGCCGGTGTGGATCAGCATACACATCATCTTCCGTGAACTGGGTCAAGCTTTTTAAGCCCCTTTTTGATTCTTTGAGCATATTAATTTGATCTACATTGGTTAACGATATGAAGTTTATATTTAAATCATCCCAAAGGTGGTTTGTGAAATGCTCAAGTAGGAAACCATCGTTAGTGTTGAACAATAACGACGTAACTATGGTTAATTTCGATATGCCCTCCCAGCCCACGTCATGGTCGAACACCCCTTCAAGGTCTTTATACTCTTCTTCCAACAAGGTCCGTATTTCTATTCTTTCGACATACGGCACCGGCAGGTGCTTTCCGAAATTATTAATTACGTTGCCCTTGTATACAGTCTTTTTACCCATGACTGGCCAGCTCCTTTGTGTTTTCTAATATTAATCGCATATTTCTGGCTCAACCTCACTACCATAAATATCATAATAAACATTTTGTGTTTCCGGACCATCGCATTCAAAGTCCAAATCAATATAATAAGAATCTTTATTGTACATGTGCAGACCTTTACAAGCCAAGTTATGATCAACATTGTTATCAGTATGTATATTAAAGTAATACTCAACACTTGAAGACGGAATAACTTCATATGCCCTCTGTATCTTTCGAGGCATCATCATAATACCATCGACAATCTGTGGTACCTCTTTTTCGAAATACTTTCTATCTAAAGCGCCGGTTAAAGAACCTGTTACTTTGTGAAAGACTTCTACATCGAAATTTTCTGTTAGGAATTCCGTATTAACTTCGTCAACATAGATCATTAAGTTTTCGGCTTCTAGAGATACTGTGTTCCCGTCGGCAAATCTGACTGTTTCGTCAATGATGTCATGTATGCCGCCCGGGTCTAAGCCTAGCTCTCCTGGTCTCGAAGACAGTTTATAGTTTACAGTAATGTCAATCTGTGGAATATTTAAATTATTCTTAGCGTCCATCTTGGAAATGTTGTCTATCTTTCCATTTAGCAGTATTACTTTCCAGGCCGGCACGGCAGCTGCATTTTGAGCGTCCAAGTGTGCGTCCCCAATAGCTTGATCAAATTTAAAAGAATCTTTTCGGAGGCGACTCCTTACCGGGCCTACGTCATCCGGATTGTAACTAAGTGTATATCCACTTGCGGCGGCTATAGATTTATCAAGATCTTCAAACAACACCATACTTTCAAGATATGGTGTTTCTTGCTTGATTCTTTTTACAATATCATTTTGTGATTCTATTGCGCCGGACAGTCCGCGGGCCCTGACGCCACCAAGGTTGTCCTTATCTGCTATGTATGCGCTATCGTAGACTATGTTATCATCGTAAAATGCATAATATGTTGGCTTGAAGGAACCGACAGATAGCAAATGATGACCGTATGATGTCAATTTCAAATCCATTACTCGTTGTTTTTTATCTAAAAATATTGCCATTATTACTACCTATTTTTTCTTTATCTTACCTTTTATGGGCATGCTCTTTTTGGTTGCCTTCTTCTTTTTCTTAACAGCGCTATCCAGTTTGGCTTTTGCTGCCGGGTCTCCCTTCGCTGCTTTTTTCACAATAACTTTTTCTTCTTCGTCAAAATCTATCGACACGGTAGCCCTATCCTTGCGACTAAGAGTTGCAACGGACGTATTTGGCGACACTACGGTTGGTGTTGTGCTGGTGGTAGTTTCTGACCCCGGCGATGCCGAAGATACAATCTCCTCAATGAGTTTTCTTTCCGTATTATTATATAACACTTCGGCCTCTAATTTGACTGTTTCCACAATAGATAAGTAATCATAAGGCCAGTTATACAGAAGAGGGTAACTCTCCTCAGAAACTCCCCCCACAATAGGATCGGTCGTTGTGGTTCCAAACTTCGGCACAATTTTATCTCTATATACTTTTTGACTTCTTTGTTTGACCTTAAACACCATCCATCTCAAATTCGAATTTTCCATTATATTCTTTTCTGTTAACATTTCTGTGTTAAACAATTCGTGTGCCACTACCTCTTTTTGCATTTGTAGTCTTTCATAATTGCGGGGTGCGAGATTTTGCCAAATGTATGATAGGTCGTCTTTGTCTAATTCATATTTGAACTCAAACATATACATTACAATCGGATCTATAAGTGGATTGTTCAGGAAGTCGAACCGCTTCGGTAACACATAATCTTTCATTTTCGTAACCAGCTGTCTAATTGACTGGCCAGCGGCATCCAGCGAATCGCCAGTGGCGGAATCTTCCATTGCTCCGGTGGCGGCCTTATATCTAGCTTTCGGAATACTAATAAACTCTTTTCGTCCAAACACACCACCACCGCTGTCGCCGGCAAATCCCACATCCTTTACAATATATGGAACGGCAACAATTGCTTCTTTTATAACTCGCTTTTCGGACACCTCTCCCATTCTTACTCTAGAGTTTTGTTCGGTAAAGCCCATCAACTCACTAAGCGACTGCACTGTTTTGTGAAGGTTGCTCTCGCCCGGAGGTCCTGAGAGGCTTGGAGTAAAGTGATTATATACACTGCTTTCCGACACACACAAGTAATGATATTGTAACCATGAGGATGGAATGTCACCTATCTCCAAGAAAATACCCTGATTTGGTCGAGCGGGAAGAGTTCCAAACTGGTGCCACATACCATTTGCCGCCGTGTCTGCACCAAATTTGTAGCTATTACCGACCATTGGAAGGGTCTTGGTGAGGTTGGCGGTGCCTGGTGGAGAGCCAACTACAGCATGTTCTCCAAGGTCTGCGAAATTCAGCATCGGAGTCTCGAACTTGGGCTGGATGACCCATTTTTTCCCGACTACTTCGGTCTCAGTTAGAATTTCTCTACCAAACTTATCAAAGCGCTTCTTATATACGTTTTCTATTCCAAACAAGTTAAAACTAGAACTAAGTTGCATTGCATTGTCATTAATAAGAACCGAGGCATACGGAGAGTTATTTGAATTTATCGTTTTGCCGCCCGGGGTTCCAACCGGGGCGTTGCTAGCGATTGTCGCGCCGGAAAGAGGTATACTATCTCTTATAAGAGAACTATAGTAGTAATTATCGAAGTTTATGTTCCATGATAGTTTGGCAGAACTAGTTTGTGGACCAGGGTCAACACGATAATAACTTGTAGTGAGTTCCGATATCATCTGTTCCAGACTATATTCTTTACCCGGGGTCGGCCTAAAGATAAAGTCACACCATGCCTCGCCGTGCTGGTATGGTGGGGTGTAGGCCCAGTTGTATCCATTCATACAATCCATTATACCGTATGTAGAGCCGGATATGTAGAACTTGTTTCCGTTTGCTATCCAAGAACCCGAATTGATGGCAGTGGCGGTGCCAATCATACCTATTGGGTTGTCTATTGGGGTGCCACCGACCGCGCCAGAGAGGTTGTTCCAGTGAACATATTCTTGGCGAATCTTTTCTTCAGGGGCACGGTTAGCAATAGGCGGACCGAATGCAGTTGTACGACTATACATAACAAAATCACGTCTAAAGCCTCTGTTTCTACTGGGATCTTGTGGTATCTCAAAGGATCCTGTTGTGATCGCGTTCCTTCTATTATACTCTGGGGTGGCATCATTATATACGGCGCCGGCGCCAAATTGGGTAAACCAACTGTTGTCTCCGTGAGAGCTAGACTCAAACTCGTAAGTTCGCGAACCAGAGTATGAAGTTTTCAATCTTAGGCGGGCCGCGTAAACATCACCGCGCTTGAAGGTTCTAGTACCCAAAGAAACACCGGGTGTTTCAAGACGAGAATAGTTTCCTCCATCTAAGAAGAAGTCGCCCACTTCAGCGACAAAGTTGCTGGCCATTAATGTATAAAGGTTATCTGCCGGCGAACCTGCAATACTAGCGGTATGATTTACAATGCCGCCCAGGTCTACTAACGGGTGAGGCTCCATATCTACACATGGCATACCATTCATATACACAGCCGGATTAATGATAGCCTCAAACGGAATCCTTGTATCCCAAAACGTGCCGGATGTATAATTGCTTCCTGAGAGGGTGTCTTTGACCATGGTGGGGTAAAGCGCCCAATTAAGCTCGGTCGAATCAGCGCCGCCGGCTTCGGAACCACTATAGGCAACTTTCGTTATACGACTCCCGTCGGTTACCATGGGCCAGTCGCATGCCATACCGGCTTTAATTGAATTATAAAGAATACCCGGAGCAAAAAGCGGCTGTAATACTGGGCGCAATAATGCCGGGCCTGGACCTAGCGGGGTAAGTGAGGTACCTGCGGGGTCGAGAGAACCGCTGGCTCTGAGGGCCTTTCCATAGGACCTACTAAACTGTGATACAAGTTGAAGTGTACGGTCTGCTGGATAGAAACCCTTGTATGGATTAAACTTAAGAACAGCATGACACGTTAGTTTGAATTCTTTTGCTTGTAAATCTGACATCTGGCGGATATCCAAAAACTTCTCCATGAAATCAGAGTTTGAAAAGTCTTTATAGAAATTAACTTGTTTGCTATCAAACTCTGTGCCAGGTATAGAGAAATCATTAAAATCGTCGATGTCTCCCTTAAGATAATCCTCTATTCTCTCGCTAATTCTGTATTCAGGTACAACAGCGTAGCCGCGTGCTTTATATTTAAGATCTGCTTCTTTAAATTTGTCATAATCGCCATACCATGGTTTTGATGCAGCTGTTACAAAATTTAGTACTTTTGTGCCGTCAGCACCCACCGCCCCGGAGAAATATCCAGCGGTCTCTGGGGCATCCCACCAGGCTTCTCCGGTGCCTAGGCTCGCGGTAGCAAAACCACGACGACTCTCACCGGACTGGGCCGGTACACCGTCTGGAACCATACCACCGCCGCTTCCTAAGTCTTGCACAGAGCACGAAGGATTGGAAAAGTTTGGAGAGTTAATGGAGAGAGGTGAGAGTAACGTGTGCTTTCTGGCGTACAGTGCAGCTGGCGCCAATGAATTTACAGCGCAGAACCGTAAGGCTGATCCGCTAAGTAGGCCACCATGATCGGCATTTGAACTAGTTTGGTGGAACCAGCCATATGTATTTTGCAGCTCACCTGCTACGCCGCCAGGATTTCTGGCGACGTTTCCTGAGCCACCAAATCTACCGTCCACTGCGGCGCCTGTTACGGCTGCGCCACCGCCGCGGAGAGCACCAAGTGTTAATTTAAGTGTGTGAGTACCAGTAAGGTTGAGAATACACGATGCACTCTTTCGGGTTAAGAAGCCCCGGGGAGCGTCTAGTGGCCATGAGCTAGCACTTAGAGTCGGACCCACAACAACAGACGCATCCAGCACGACTTGCCCTATACCTTTAAGGCCTAACGAATTTGAATAAATTGTTTTGCTACCAAGTTCTATGCGACTGTCTAATGAATCTCTCCACATTAAGTTGTCGTAATTAAACCTAAATGAAGATATTGGTGAAAACTCATTCTTTAACGATGGGAATAGGCTTTCTTTATAATGAATCCAGTTTAATGATATGCCCGGCGCATCCTTTAAGGCGACTAACTGCTCGAATGGCGTAATCTCGCTCTTAAGATACATCGGTATATCAAAATGTTCATCCAATGATCTACTATTAAAATAGATGAATTCATTATTATATGATGTCTGCAATGTCGCATTTGCTGTTTTAACAATAGGTGTATTCTTTACAATCTGTTGTGTTTCGTAATCAAGGTTAACGAGTACGGGAAGACCCCTGACTGAAACGGGTCTAAGATCAAACTCTTGTGGGACATGTGGAGTCTGGTATACAATGGATAGTTTGTTGTTCTTTTTCTGATTCCGCAGGATTGGATGATCGCCTTGACGTGATTGTTGGAATGTACCCCAACCATAAACATTTCCGCGGTGGAACATCAGCGCGTTAAACAGGGCGCCAGAACCCTCAAAGTTGACGCCAGTTACAACGGTCGAGTTTCTCGCCACCGTTAAATCATTGGAACCAACTGTATTTGTTGCGGTGTCAATGCTTTCATAAATATTGGTGTTCAGTCCGACCAAGTCAGTCGGCACGAAGCTGGCACCAGCAGAGGATTGAGGCGAACCGAATAGGCGGTGAGAGGCAGCGGTAGAACCGAAGTCACTAGCACTTACGAATGAGAAGAAAGGCTCGAAACCGCCGGCAGAACTAGAATACATCCCCTCTAGCGTGCCCATTGTTGGCATAAATCCAGAATATCTTAAATCTGTGGAGTGCTTCATGGCGCCGGTAATCCATGCGTACTGCTTATCAGACCTGGGAATCTGGTGTTGAACGTTGTAATTGTCGTATACCGCAGCAGTACAATACGTGTATGTTTCGGTATAAGAAAGAATCTCAGGTGGAGTTCCGGGTTTGGGTGTCGGGTACTCAACTTCAGATATTGCAAACGAATTCATATTTTGGCCCAACTTTGCTATTGGGAACAAGTTATGCGCTGTGCCAGAAAGATGAGTATTGAATATCGAATTGGCACCTGATATAAAGGTGGCCGGGTTTGCAGAAGTAATTCCATCTTGCTGTGCTGAGTTCTCCGGAATTTCACCAAGCTGGTACCATGCAAACAAATTTGAAGAATTGTTCGTGTAAGCTGCGGATGATGTTATATCGACTAGGGCGCCGGCATTATACAAACTCGCAACATCTGTACCCGACAAAGGTGTCGTCCAAAGAGAAATCTGGTCCATGGCGCCAGTGAATGGCCACGAACCAACAGCATTTGCGACACTAGAATCGCCCCCGATGGCCATTACCGTTTGGCCATCGCGCTGAACGATACCTTTGAAATCGTATGTTCCTGCTTGTCTCTTGCAGTCAAAATAGTCATTAAGTGCTGTACCGGTGGCCATGGTCATGAGGCCGCCGTCTAAATACATCTGAATATTAGCAGTAGTTGCATTGTCACCGTTGCCGGTGCCCCCCAATGAAACAACTAGGTGGTGCCAATTGCCATCATCTAGATCTGCCGAGGCCGCATACATGTGACCCAGCGCTGTGGTGCCCGTGTGTGTGTTGGTATCTCTTGTGCGTACATATAGGTTTAGGCGATGTTGCGTGGCGGTGTAGTTTTTAAATATTCTAAAGAACGGGTCAGCGCCGGCGCCGGCCTTACCAACGGAAAACAGATCTCCTTCGTTTTCATCAGGACTAAGTCTAAACCAGCCTGCATATGTAAATCCGGTGTCTCGCGATGAAGTCAACCAACTTGTTGCGGAAGAAGAATCAGCATTTACAAGAACGAATCCTCTGCTTGCGTTAGCCACCCAGTAAAGACTGGCAGAGTTAATGAATTCGGGACCCTTGACAGCATCTATAGATGTACCGCAGATTTCAACACGATTCAAATTGTTTCTATGTATTTTATGGTATCCAGGTAGTTGGTTATAGGAAGCGCCGGGACCGTTTGTAGCATGCGTGTCGCCGGTTACCCACAAGGAGTCGCGGCCAAAGCGGCCAGTGTGGCGTGCTAAGTGTGAACGAAGGCCGTAATCTTTACTGTGTATATCCGATACACGGATGCCTGGACCGCCTGAGCCAGTACCAGAGCCTGTCGCTTCTGAAACGGAGCCAGAGGGCCCCTGAGAGGGTTTAATGATACTTAAGTTACGGTAATTGTGAGCGTTATATACTGAGAACTCATTCGCTCTAATGTCGCGATAGCCTGCTGGGCTCACTTCCAGGCCGCCTGGATTAGAGAACTTGGAAACAATAACCGATGATTGTGACGGAGAAGCGTTCAAATAACTTATTGAAAAAGGCGACATGAACTCAAAGTGGCCGTCGCTGTTTCGATGGATATCCAAGAATGTTCGCGTTACCGATGCGCTAATTGCTGTATCTTGGAAGGCTTCCGTTGGAAGGGTTGGTTGATTTTTTATAAACTGTCTCGGGTTGCTGGATGCGCCGACTGTATGGACAACTTCATAGTTGTGTCGGTAGTTACCGGGAATTGTTGAGCCGGTCCTCATACGAATATTTTTAAAGACATATGGTGTCTTAGCTATGTGATCTCTATAATAAACCGCTTTCTGTGAGGCCGTCATCGGGTATGGGCGTTCGCCGATAGCATTCGCTTCTGGCCATGGGTAGTCTGGACCGACCATTCCGACTACGCCACGTGGTCGGCTCGTTGGGCCACCCTCAGCACCACAATCTCCAAGCAAGATTTTCCAGGCTTCTGGGCGCGTTGTGTAGTGATCTAAATTATTGGTGGTGTTTTTGTTGGCATCATATTTGTTTAGTGGAACATGGCGTGATTGGTGCCCGCCGGCTGCATATTCAGACCATGGGCCCTGCATTGGGCGTTCCATGTCGTTTCCATAAACGTCATTATGAAGGTTGGTGATTTCGACACTGGCTGTGACCCTTTCAAGAACTTCTTTATTGTAGCCTGATTTGACAGATGAACTCATGATGTTGAATGGGAATGAGAATGTCGACTTTGTAGTGGTATAACCAACACCATCTTCGAAATCGCGACCAGATTCTACTTTGATGACACGCTTGACCTTGGCGCCTGGATTCTTTTTAATACGATCTTGTTGTTCTAGCTCCTGTATTTGTACAAGGTTTTGGACTAGCCCTAACAAAACATTTCTAGGAACAAAAATTAAACCCAGATCACTACTCTCTCTATTAACAGGACCTGCAGGCTGTAGGGCATTAAACGTATATTCAAGGCTCTTTTTGCCTTCGAAGTTAACACCCCCCTTAATAGTTTTAGCCAGCTTGGCATCAAAAACATACATATCGGCGGTCTGCGACTTTTGATTCGAATTATAGTGATATCTTGTGCCGTCCTTTGTTGAGAAGGTTGGCATACTTCTACTTAAGTGAGGTCGCGACCACATAACATTTTTAATTGTTTGTCGTTGGGTGTCGACAGTTGCATCTCCAGAAGTTATTTCAACAGCATCTGTTTCTGCCTGGCGCTGCCAATATTCCTTTTTAACATTGGTTGCACGCGGGGACTCCGGCGGGGGAGAGTGTGCAGCGTCCCATTCAAACCATGTCATTCCTCCTCTAAGTGCACTCTCAGGAAGGGGTGTATAATTTTGAAGTGTTGGGTACTTTGTTTGATATTTGTGTCTTTCTAGAACATGGCTTTCAACAATGTTAAATGAATCTTCTACAAAATTGGCTGACGCAGGGACAAGTTGACCAATTATTATCGATATTGCGTCATCGAACCACTTATAATACTCCGTGAATTTTTCAACAGTTTGAACATTTTGGACTCTATCAAAATATATCTTTCTTAAATACTCGAGCGATTTGTATCTTTCTCGGTAACGATTAACCGGCTGGCCTATTAAATTATGGAAGTCTATTGCGCCGGCGAAGAAGTCTAATATCTCTTCGGTTACAGCGCCATATAAACTCTTTTCAATGGTATAGACATAGTTAGGAACCTGTTCAACCAGACCAAATATTTTATCATCATCGTCTAAAACCTTAACCTGATCGGATGCAACGACTTGCTCGGGGTCAATAAACTTAAAATAGTTAGTATTAACGGCATTTACTACTTGGGTGGCGCTTCCTGAAAATCCGACGCCTTTGCCGCTGTGTAGGTGAGAACTAATGTCTGCCATCCAACCAAAATTGTTTCTAAATTCTGCGGATCCAGAGCTTAGGTCTGTGACATAGAATTCGCCGGCAGCGTTGGAAGATGTTACGTTTCCAAAGTACCAGTTGAGCGCTAGCGTATTAAAGTTGAATGTGTTTACTGACCCGGAGTCTATCGGAGATGGGCTTTCATATGAGCCGGAAATACCATAGTTTTCTCCATCAAACAAATGCTGGTCCAACGATGTGTCGCCAATATACTTCGTCCAATACTTGAGTGATGATACCAGCACATCTGATTTGTGTATATTAGAGCCGGTTATGTTTGTGTTACGCGCGCCACAGTACATTCTTTTGGCATGCTTTAAAATATTTTTACCAACTTCTTTTGTTACAGAACCGGTTGCCACAAAAGAATTCTGTATGACCCCTAAATTGTTATTGACACCCCTAAAAATGACATCGTATGTAGAATATGAAGAATATCCGATGGTGCCGCCATCCTCATCGCCCGACGGGCCCTGAAGGAGATCAGTAAACGAGCTACTAGGCTTAATTCTAACCGACAGGTTCCAGTTACTGTCATCGTATACGTCAAAGAAAGCGCTACTAGTAAGAGTTGGGAATGGATGTGGGCCAACCGAAGACGTTAATTTAAAATATACATTCTTGGAGTACTCTGTATCTCTTATTGCATATACTTGGAAGTTGGCCCAATCTTCTCCGTCTGTGGGTCCGGTGTAGGTCAAGAATGCTGTGTCAGATGTCGACGCAGTATTAACCGTTTGCATTCCGAAGATGGATACATCTTTAAAACTGCGATCAAACGTGTCCAAGCTTCTAATAAACTTTGGAAAGACAACTGATGTCTCGGCGGTGAAGCCATATCGATCTTCTTTGCCTTCCTCGGATGTTCCAGCTATATAGCCCCTAGTCGAGCCAGTGTGTGGATCGGCGTACTGATGGACAACCGCATCGATTGCGTATGTGCTGTTGAAATTGGCATGTTTTTTGTTTTTTCTGGTTTGTTTAAGATTACTCTTTAGTTCGAACTGCTGATTATTCGAATAAACCCTATATGAAATCAGACTGTCGTCAAGGTTGAAACATCTTAGAACGTTTCTAATGGCCTTCTCGGTACCTTTTGCCTTATAAATCTTCGCAAGATTGTTGTACAAATTGGAATAAATCAGGTCTTTCGCTTGTTTGAGATCGCCCTCAAAGAACTCATTATCAGTTCTATTTTTAAACTTCTCTAAAATCGTCGCATCAACAAAAACTTCTGGTGTGTAGAGCCCTAAAGACTGAGGTAGATGTTGTGAAAATGGTAGTGGTTCGTGAGATGCGCTAGTGTAACTTGAGTGCTTGAAACTTGGCAACGCTGATATCTGCATATGCAATTTGTCAAAGTACACACCCAATATGTGACAAATTCTATCCAGGTCAGTAAGATCGCTTATCTCTGAATCATCTGTCATCCATGATGGGAGAAGGTTCCTTACAAGCCCAGAATTTTGAGAATCATGATAAGAGCCCGTGGTAAGGAGCGCTGTTTTTAAAGAACTCACACGGGGGTGTTCTGAGTAAATAATAGGGTCTTCGTATTCTTTAGTGGCGGCTGAGGCTGACAATATAGCAGATCCAGTATTTCTAGATGTATTAGTATAGCCGGTCCAAGTACCGTTACATAGCCGGCCGCCGTAATCCAACACGACACTATCGATAGAGGTAACACCTGTGTTGCCCTCATTAAACTTATAATACATACCCAATTCTGTATTAGCTAAGTCCGTGTTAACACCACCTTTAATCTGATCAAACCAGTATCTGCCGATCTCCGCTTCATTGCGAGCGGTGTTCCAAAATCTAAATTCATCCATCGATCCGCTCAGTTTTCCAGCGCCGATAAAGTTTGCTGTTGCTCCGGGTGCAGCTACGGTGGGATCATCTGCTGCCCCAGAAGGCGCTGTCAGTAGCGCACCAATTCGACCAACCATATTCTTTGAATACAACTCATTTAATGTTATACCAGAATATGTGTTTGTGGCATTATGATAACCATTGACATATAGCTTAGCAACAAAATCGCTACCAGTATTTTGCAGTACAAATGCGTAGTGCGCCCAATCACCCAGAGCCGTGTCCGCTATACCCTGACCAATTGAGGATGTACACACAGACTGTGCGGAGGCGCTCAAAGTGCCTGATTGTGCAGTAATTAGAAACGGAGTGTCTGGGCCGGCTGTGGGGGGAGACACGCTGCCGTCCCCGAGAGAGTGACTCGATGTTAACTCTATTGTAAGGCGCGCATAGTCTGTGCTTCCGGTGGCTTCGTTATTCCACATGTCGAATACAACTTGTCTATTTGTAAGTGCTTGAGATAAAGAGCCCGTCTTAAGCCAAAATTCTACTGTTACACCTGTATCAAAGTCACTCTTTAAGTTTGACTGGCGGGAGCCTTGTCCATAGTCGCCTCTAAGGCCCGCGGCGGTATAGATATTTTCATCATAAATGTTGTTGCTCTGGAACTTACTAGATAACGGATCGGGCTCCATGTTTTTAAGATCCGTAAGTGTGGTGGATATATTGGGCCCACCCTTGAATGTGATGTATTCTGTTGTAGATGGTAACCCATATCCTCCACCATAGCTTGAAGACACCGCCGAACTTGACGCTACCGTGCTCCAACCGTCAATACTGAACGTCGCGTATCCTGTCCGACGTGGGTATAGATTGTTAAAAATATATTTTTCAATCGGCAGGGAATTATTATAAAACTGATTAAGCTCGGCATCAGAGCCATCATATGGATAATAATCCAAAATCCTCTCAACGGCTGACTTATAATATAAATAAGCAGAACCAAACTTAGCAAAGGAGCCCGGATTATCATAATTAACCTGCGGCAGAAACGAATCTTGCTTGGTTTTTAGCTGCCGCAGATTCTTGGAAGACTCGATTTTCTTAAATGCTGTCTTCTGATCTTGATCGGTTAAATAATTTCTTGTTTTGTCTGTTGATTCAAAAAGTTTCTTAATACTCATTGGCCATTACTCTAAACTTAAAAGCTTTGTCTTGTTCTGTCCACGCTAACAACTCTGGGTCATAAAAAGCAAACTTAATCGCATATTCATACCCCTGCTCGAGAATGCTCATATCTAAGTCAAAATAATTTCCAGATTTGTCAAAAGATAATCCAGTGCAATTGTGACTGCTAGTCCCGTGCGGAATTGCATCAAGGGCATCCCGAGTACGAATGACCCTGTAAGAAGCACTTATAATCGCTGTGGAGGGTACTACGGTGGTCGCCTTTGTGTATACGGTGGGGTTCCAATTCTTTTCTCGAACAAACAAATTAAAGCGTGCAGTCTCTGTTCTTGTATATTTGTTTCTTAAATTTGTTATGTTAATAAAGTATTTGGGGATACGTACGTGGCTAAGGAATGAATTCGCTGACCCCGTTGTGATCGGTATTATGGAACCCGTGGCAAACTCTGTGGCGGACGCGTCACGGGAGGCGCCGCCGGGCTGGTTGGTCGAGCCAGTCCACCATACATCATAAAGCGTTTTAATGGAGTCAGTTGAAGCCGTGAGACCTACTGAAGCGGAGTATACGCCGGTTTCTACATATCCGCCGGTGATTGCATATTTCTCGTTGTAAAGTAGAAGCTTGGATCCGGAAGGTGCGACATTGCCGGCTGAACCCGAGTATAGGCTCACCATAATGGAGCCAGTCGTACCAATAGCGGGAATGTTTCTCAGGCGCCCTCGCACATAATTGTATAAATACAATGTGTTTACGTTATCTTCTGCAAGACCTAGGGAGCTACTATAATAGAAGCCACCTCTGTCATCTCTCTTGGCTGAGTCCCAGCGAGCTTCAATCAGGGGGCGCCTATAAAAATACTGGGTCCCTCTTGCAAAAAATCTCTTGACGTAATAAGACGCCTCAATACCACCGGTAATGGGCAAAATACCACCAGTCTGCTTCGGTACATTATAATAGGTTTCATAAGAAGAAGATAGCATTATCCCAACGCCATAATTATTTATGTCGCCGGTGATCCAGTGCTCCACTAAGCCGGTTATGTCAACTTCTAAATCTTCCAAGCCGCTTTTAAAATCTTGTCTATACATCGGTGGTTTGGCGCGGGCATCAGAAGATGGATAGTCCCAATGAGTAGATGCGGTCAAATAATCTCCACCATAATCAGTCCAAGCAGTGGTGTTGGAGGCACTCATCCAATTAGAACCCGTCCCGTCTCGTGTGCTATCTTGGAAGTTTATCATGTCCATACCTGAACCTTCCTGCCAAGATCTCGATACCGCATGTATAGATAATGTATAGTTTTCGGGGACTGTTTGAGTGTGATAAGCGTTGGTCATCTTTAAATAAAAGTTTACGCTTCCAGAAGCCGGGATTTTGCCTGCGGACCGGTCTGAGGAAACTGTGGCAATCGGAAATTTAATTAGGGCGCGTGAAAGCTCTTGAGATCCGAAGTTGGCCGAACTACTTTGTGGGTTTCGGCCCCATACAGAAAAAATCTGCACAATGTCAGCTTGCCCCATGTTTGAGCCGGTGGCGCGCTGGGCTACCTCTGGAGGACCCTTGAAAGCATTTGTAATAGTGTTATCTGCACTACCTGTGTATCTCCTAATCGCCATTACCTAACCTTCCCTATGATGTCTGTCTCTGGATATTTTAATTCTAAGATTGCATTCTTCGGAACCACCACATAAGAGCCGTCAGAGGACAAGTTGTCGCTGATATCAATTGCGGCGGAAGAGTAGTTTCCCGAATTTTTGCCGACAACCTTGACCTTGGTGACATCCAAAACACCTGATACTCCCTTCAATATTTCATAAATCTGACTGATATATATCGGTTCACCGATAAAGAATGGGGTAGAGAAGTGCGTTTTTAGAGCTTCGATGCAGTCATCCAGTGCTGTATATTTCTCAGCGGCCGCTTTTGGCTTAATAATAAACTCAACACCGAAGTTAAGAATATAAGGATCCAGTATATCAACAGTATCGTTAATCATTCTATAATTGTTTATCCAAGTTTTTAAATTATTTTTAATTGTTGAATTCGCTGCAATTAGTTTTCCGTTGGTGTCTTCCGAGACAACATACATATTTAGGTTTCTTTTTTGTGAATCCGGGTCGCGCTGGACCGAGACCCTTTTAATAGCACCATATTTAGAATGCATTCTGTATGCTATGTTTTCGTAGTCGGCCTGTGTTACTGCTCTGTTCTGTGTTGGAAACGTATCGAATATTCTTTGCTTTACTTCTCCGGTGGAAGGGTACGTAACTACTCCCACAATTGGCTGTTCATTGGTAACTTCTAGAGATGATATTATTGAGTTAACGTACGAGGAGTTCAAATCTTGTCTATTGCTAAACTCAAAGTTACTAGCATTTACAGAGTTCAAAGAACCAACTGCGACATTTGAATTTGAAGGACTGGTGGCCCTAAAGACAACTGTTAAAGTGGTATTCACTGGAACAATCCCAAATGATTCGTTTTGTGATATTCTTGTTGGGTCAAATGATAAGTCGGTTACATATTTCTTACCAAAAATATCTAGGGCTACATTTTGTGGATTGGCTACAATATCAGAATTACCAGATTTTCCGCTTCCAAACTGCAATGTAACCTGATCCCTAGTGTGTTCGACAGTATATTTTCTAGATACCAAAAATGGCTTTATCAAAGACGGCACGTTGTCATCTTTAAAATTAGGGTTTATTATCTCTTTAAAAACCATATCTTGAGCTAAATAATCAACTTCAAAATATTGATTTCCCTCTGAGTCATACACGGAAATAACTTCTGACACATTGGGGGTCGTAAGTGTGGCTCGATAGAACCTTTCGAATGTACCCACCTCAACTGTTTCCGTAGAAAGCAGTCCAGACACGACATTGCCATAAGCTTTTACAGCATAATGTGTGGGCGCGCCAGTGGAAGAGTCGACTCTTGCAGCCACCGAAAGGTTTCTAGGATCGGAAAAATCAATATTTTCTGTCAATATGAAGTTCTCGCCATTTTGAGATGAGAAAGAGGTACCTCTTTTCAAAATCGGTAGATATCTTGAATCTGTACCGAGACCCGCGCTGGATGCAGGAACAAGAATGAATACGGCAACCTGACCGTATGTTGAATCGCGGCCGGTGAACTTATAGCCTAGAGCACGACCATGACGCACCACATTTCCAAACTGAAATGCGGTGTCAAGGAATGCTTCGTTAACATTATAGTCCAAATAGAAGGAGAGTTGATCTCCGATGTATGAAACAGCGTCGAGCATCAGTGAACCAAAAGAGGCCTCACTAAAGTCTTGAAAGCTGTCTGGGTAAAATCTTTCTGCGATGCCCATCAAATCGTCGCGAATTGTTTCAAAATCACGATGAGTATAGTCAATCGGCATTATTTTTTTCTGTATTTTAGGCATTCAAAATTTCCTTACTTTAAATAGTAAACTCTAGCAAATCTGAGATATTTATGGACGGTACCGAATATTTGATACTTATCTGTAGCGTGTTGAGATCAACGTGTTCGGTGATAAAATTAATTTCTTCAATTACAATTACGGGCAAGTATATTGATGTTTGTTCCATTATGTTGGCTTCAATATCGTCAAACGTACTCTGAGTGAACCCAGAAAAAAGATATGATTTAAGCCCGACACCAAAGCTTGGCTCCATAACTCTTTCGCCGCGCTCAGTTAACAGAAGCATCTTGAGATTCTGCTTTATAAGCGTGTGAAAGTCCTTAATCATGGTGAAGCCGTCGCCGCTATCTCTGGTAATCGGCAATTTAACCGCCAATGAAGCCATTTTTAGTCCTCACTATAAATACTATGAATCTTTCTTTTTGCACATTTCACCGTTCTCATTAAACGGATTAGATTTTAATCTTCTTGTTTGCCACCATGGCAAAATTGCTCTAGAGGGGTCAATCTTGAACCTTTCTTTCATTTGCTGTACGTATTCTTTGGTAAGAGTACCCATCTCTTCGTCGGCCATTGAGTCAAACTCCCGCGATCTATAGTGTACACGGAAAAGCCTCTTAATTGCAGACGCAGAATGCCTTAAGGCCTTCTTATCCCAGTTGTCCCAAGCCATGTGACTAAAAAGGCCGCCGGCTTTAAGGCGGTCGCCCTCGGCAGCCCAACCAGGCGCATATTTTAAGGTTGCCCCTTCGACCGTGGTAACAGTTTCTGTGCTCTCAAGGCCAAGCCAGTTTTCTCGGGTGACGTCGACGGACCCGAGTTCTAGCTCAGCATATGCTCCCGGCTTTATATCGGCACTCGAATTTGTCTCGGGATCAGACCATGCGACTTCATGGAAAAAGTCTCCATAGAGCGCGCCCTCGGCGACCGTTACTTCTCCAATAGATGGCATAAAGCCCATATCTTGATAAATAGCCATTATTGATAACACCTTCTTGAAGGAAAATGCATAGTTCGTAACAAGTTTAAACTTCTGGTCTTCCTTGAGTTTTGCCAGCAAGCAATACAAGATCTTGCTATTGGCTTCAATACCTGTAAATGCGGTAACCGGAACATCTAATGCATCTATCTCTATGTTCGATATCGAATAGTCTGTACCATCGATTGTCATACCGAAATCCAAACCATACCGCACACCCAGTTCGCCCTCGATGCCAATCTGGACATCCTCATCATTTGTTACAATTCTCATTGTTCCAGGGAAGCTTAATGATATGGGGCCACTACCAGCAGCCTTGACTTTGGCAACAGCAACGGCATTAGACAGCCTCTCGTTATCTACCTTAATATACTTATACATGTAAAATGGTTGTTCGCTGCTTGGACCGGAAGAGGCGCCGCGGGCGCCGTCGGGGATATCTCCAAGTGCCGTGAACGTCACTTCCTGTGCGGCCTTGCCTTCCATACCTGCCTCTGGATCTGGGTAATCTTTCATCTGCACTTTTTCAACTCCCACGATTACTTTATTGGCGAATGGCCTTATTGCTTCGTGCTCTCCGTCGCTATGATATTCCCCAACCATATAGGTTGTGCCTCCATCTTGTTCATCTATATTTGCGTGATAATATCCAACATATGCAGAGCCATCCGGTAACGAGAACTCGCCTCCATCTGTATAAAATGGCCCGGGCCACTCCCATCCAAGGCCGGCAGGATCAGGCTCTTCTTTCGTTGGAAGACCAGCAACAGCCTCTATCACTGTGCCTTGAAGGTTGAGTTCGTTGTCGCCTAAAGCAGTAAAATTGGCCATGTAGTAATAGTCCAAGTCATATACTTCGGGGGCCATATCAAAATTTTCTAGGGTTTTTGAGTACTTGTTACCCATAAACTGCAGCTGTTCATTGACCAGCTCTTTAAGAATCAGCTTTGCGTCTTCCTGCGTTCTGTATATTGCTTCCAGATTTCTGCTTTCTCTGTAGCTTTTTAAGGTTTCAAACCAGCTAGCTTCGCCGCTGTACTTAGCGTTCATCAATTCATTACCATAAGGATAGTTAAACCTTTCTTGATAATCGTTTAGTCTTTCTAACGCATCCATCACGTGTTTTGGTACTTCTTCTTCCGCAATATCGCCGCTATCAATTCTGCGACCATATGTTTGTACTGCCTGTTCCAAAAATGCAAACCAAAATTCATTATCTGAGAATGGGCTCCACAAGGACGTGGAGTCCCTGAAGTCTTCCTCCATGATTTCAACAACGTAAGAGGCATATATATTACTATAGTTATCCGGAAATTTGGGGGCAAACTTAGTAAACAGTGGGAGTCCCTTTATAAGATGGACGCTGGCATATACCCTAATGGCCGCGGCAATAATCCCCTCGATTGTTGCCTTGGACTGTCGATGTAAAATTCTATTATATGGCCTTTCATCAACACAATCTGGATCTCCTCTAAGACGTACGTCATCAGCCAGGGTCGGATATACCTCGCTTATTTTTGAAGCTATTTGATCAAAGTCCACAGCATTCGTTGAAGACGGATCGCACGGACTTAGTTCTGGAAACAGAACCTCAATCAAGCCTGAGTATCCGGCAGCTTTTCGGGGTCTAACATATATTGGTGGCTGCATATATGAGCCACCATATTGAGTTGGATTGAGGAAAAAGACTCTTGTATTTTGAGGGTGTGTTCCATTTTGTTCATTAATATACTGGTTTCTGCTCTTTCCTAATATCATGTCATCTTCTACTAATGGACGCTGGTCTGGGAGTTCTTCACCATTTGAATCATAATCTTTGACCGTTTTTTCAGAATATAAATCACCATTTTCATCCACATAATCAAAGTCAGTTATGTCCAGATCATCGAACGACATTCCATATTCCCAAGCTTTTGTGTTGCTTCCTATTTCTCTAGCAACAGCAGCAAATTGTGCTTCCATAAAGGCATCATATTTATCTTTGATGGTTGACTTACTTACTTTGGCATTGAACAAGTCATGCAACATATTAACTTGTGGGGAGTAGGGGTCTTGGCGCATAAAACTCTGACTTAAAGATGGAAAGTTGTCTATTGATAAAAGTTCACCCTTATCAGGATCAGGGAAATATAAGGAGTCAAGGCCGTTGTCAACTGCTATAAACTCGGACTTTCTATGGCGCAGAATATCGTCTGTGTCCGACACAGTGGGGCCGGCGGAGGCTTTAGTCGCGGCGCCATCGCCGTTGTACCCGAAGGCATCTGGGGGTGGGGGATGGGTAGTGCTGGTGGTTGTTGCATTTTGATTGTAAAATTCAGTGAGGTATATTCTTACGTTATCATCTGGTCTGTTCGCATACGAGCCGGCCACCGAAGTTTCTACCATGTCAGAAAAATATGCATTTACTCTAAACATATAACTCCAAGAGGAAGGCTTGAGCAACGGTGCATTTAAGCCCATACGATAGCCTCTGGAATTGTCTTTAAAATCAAGTGCGATATCTGGCTGATCTTTACGGGGCATTTTTATAAACCACAAGTTCTCTTGATCCCAATCTGGCGCCGTCCTTACATTATATCCCATGTCAGGCACATCTGTTAGCTCTACATCAGAAGTAGTGAAGAGGCTGTCGAACCCTAGGTTACTAAAGCTGACTGGCCACTTCTCTATTGCGCGCGGAGTATTGGTGCTTTCGAAGGCCATGGTCTCTTTAAGGTCCTCCGTTATTCTACCCAGCTTCAAACGCGAGTCTACTTCTAAACCTGCGGCCGCTCTATACTGATACATCAACCATTCAGCAACATATTTAGGATATGCGCCGCGTTGACTAGGAAGGCCAGCAACGGGAACACTCATAGCTTTCTCGACGGGGGCCGTGAGCATCCAACTGTTGTCTACATCTAAATAAAAGTCAACATAGTCTGAATCGCCTGCTACATCCACTTGATGCCTGGTAAATGGGTTACCCATCGTATCGGATAGAACCATATTCAAGAAGCCCCATGAAGAGTCGACTCCGCCCCAGAGCCAGCCCATGAAACCGCCCGAACCAAGCATATCTCTTGCATATGCTTGCTGGATCTTGTTAAGGTCTCCTTGAATGTTATTGTTGGCCGTGTTGATGGTACCCTCGGGCTCAAATGGCAAAATACCATTATTGCACCCCGGATCCGATTGAAGCGGTGGCATCTGCTCCATGACCGACGGACCAATTCCTTTCTGCATTAAGCTACTAACGGTGTCCAAGTCATCCAACATCGTGCCGCGCCAATTGTCAAACATCTCGTTACACTGTTCAGGAGTAGCGCGGCCTTCTAATAGTTGACACCTTAAAGCCTTGAAATTCTCCATTTGGTCTGGAGTGGCGCAAAGAGTCGGGTTTGCTGGGTCGAGGGCTGCCTCGGCGCCGAGAGTTTCCAGAGCCAAATCCATATCATCTCTTAACTGAGCCGGGATCAGGAAGCCAATATTTTCGAAGAATCGACCGATAGATCGCTTATTTGGAAGTGCATCCCGGTATTCTGGATATCCATTTTCAACAATTTGGTCTGCAATTATCAGGAATGTTTCTGAAGGTTTGCCCAAAACCGCGGACGACATCTCGGCTTGTGTGGCTGCGGCCGACAAGTCTTCAGCAAATGTAAGGGCTCTTTCGGGATTTGTAAATGCTTGGCCACCAACACCCAGGTTGGCTATCAACTGTACAACTGTATCTTCTACTTCTTGTGTGGGAGTTTCTGGCCCGCAGATTGAATCTTTAATAATATCTGTCAGAGTGGTGGTACCGGCTATCTGTGCTGGCAGTGACGCAACAAACTGTCCTGCAATTTCCAGGGCCTTACAGATGGCTTTACCAAGAAGCTCACATACCTTGACAATTATCATTACTTGAAGTTTGAATATTAACTCACGGAGCTTTGTTTTCAAATATTCGAACAGTTTTCCCCATGGATCCACCACAATGGGGTACCACCAACCTGGCCACATCAAACGCGGCATCGTAATTTCGGCATTATTTCTACAAAATGGAAGTGTAATACTTTTTACGAAGTCATCGAGGCCTGGGTTAAACAATGGTGGTCTCGGGCAGTCTATCGATGTAATAAGGAACGATATGATTTGAGCACCAGGGAAATCGTTCAGCTTATCTAATAGGGCCAAATAGTTTTCTGAATATTCTTCCAACAATGCAAGGATATAGGCTTGAAAAATATTGTTCGGGTCAAGGCCCTGCTCTTTTGCCACCGCAGCCGCATCCAGGGACTTTGCAATAGTCCTTTTAGTTTCGCTTGCTTGATTTTCAGCCATCTTCTGCAGATTTCTTTCCATGGGTGATTCGATAGCCACGTCGTTGCCGCCAACCGGGTTTTCCTTGGCGCGGGCTTTCTGTGCTGCGACGAGTTCCGGGTCTTCCCAGGGCTTGGTGAACGAGACCTTTCCGAAGAACCTGTTTCCACTTTCTTTTTGCTCTGCCTTTTCTTTATCTTCAACCCTTGCGCGCTCTTCGGCGGTCATGCGCGACTTTTCGTCACTTGTGTATGTTCTGGTCCAGTCTTTGGTGGTTTTCCCCTCTTCTAGGTTTCTCCTAACCAGTTCATCAAGTTTCTTTTGTTTCTCGGGGGACAGGCCAACAAATAATTTTCCAAAATCGTCATAAGTCATCGCAGAAAGAGCGTTCTTTAACATTATACCCAGAGCCTTTTCCAGAGACAAACCCTTGGTCAGACACTCAACTGTCGACACTAAAAGGTCAAACATCCCGCAAACTTTAATTCTTTCAAACGACATAGCCGAAATTTGATCTTCTAAATCTCCTACCGACTGAGCCTCTCCTTTTACACCCATCATCATTCTCGTACAAAAATGAGCGAATACCTGATCACGGGGGTCGATCTCTTTATTTGCTTGCATAAGTGCTGCTGACCACATGGTGGTTTTTTTCTTGGGTTCTTTCTTGTTTTTCTTAGGTGGGGCTGGTGGGGCTTTCTTGCCCTGACGTGGCTCTGGTGCGGGGGCGCCACCCTGTGCACCTACGCCTTGGCCTACTTCCTTTTTATCTTCGTTAACTGCATCTTTATCTGTTTGGCATAGGCTAGCATGAAATTCATAGGCTATGGCGTCTCCGATAGTAAACATTTGATCTAAAACGAATTGGCCTAATTGTTTTCCTTCGTTAGCTAAAGCATTTGCAACACATGTGGTGGTACTGGTTTCGCCGCTGGGCATTATTTGGCCGGCGCCGGGGCCGACGGTGCGAAGCTTGGGATATGTATACTTCTGAACCATTTCAAGCCATGGTTGCTCTTGGCGCGCCTTTAGGTCTGAGGCTATCTCCGATAGTTTCATAAAATACGCGACCGCAGTGGAATCTCGCCAACCGGGCATCGTGGCTAGCCCCTCAACTCTATCCTTACCAAACTCTATGGGCATCTCATTACACATGTCGGTCCAAATTGTTATTTTCTTAAGTTTATATTCACCCGTCACTGTGAATTCTATGTGTTCAACATTTTGAGATGTTAGACCCCAGGTGCCCGTATTTGGTATATTGTACCCTCGCTCATTGAGCCAGCTATCTAACTCCGTTTGCACGATACTTACTTGCCCATACATATCAAATGGTCCCGCATCTCCGTAATCTTCTAAGTTAAATATCCTTCCTGAATCCTTAAATACCAAGTTCGAGCTTTCTAGCATTCGATATACCTTTAAGTATCTGTTCCACAAATGAAGGCCTTTTCGTACTGTTATTTGGTCTTTTACCATATCTCCAACCGCATATTTAACGGTTTGATCACCGAGTTCGGCCTCATCATCTTCTTGTTCAGGTGGTGCGTCTGGTAGATCTTCAAGCACGCTATATTCTACTGAGTATAACAGCTGGACATAGGAGCCCGGATTTGGTGCTAAATAATATTCGGTTTTTTCAAGAGCATCGCTAATTTTTTGAACCGACTCGTCTGATTTATCCTTCCCTTTCCAATCTAAAAGCGCGCGAATGGCGCCCTTTCTTGGCTCTCCTTTACGATGAGGAACTGACTGTAGCCAGTCTGGCGGCAGTGAGTGATCGGCATTATTGTCCCACTCGGAGGCATAGTGTTCCCATATATTATCCAACGCTTCGGCGGCGGCCTTTTTGGTTGCTCCCGCTTTGTAACCCAAAGTCTTTTCTTTGGTCATATATGAAATTTGATATTTACATAACTTTTCATTTAAAAAGGGTTGTGATTGGTTCCTAGCTTTCCAATCTGGGACAGAGGCGTTTGGATTGGGGGAGCACGGTAAACATGTATTAACTCTTGGTTTTGCCGGTTCTGGGCATACATCTGGCAACATATCCCCATTTGCGTCTTGCCACTTTAAAAATTTTGATTCTTCAGCCATTTCTTGTTGTCCTAATTTGTTTTAACATTTCTGCTCCATATACACTTATATCCGAATGGACTTAGGTGATTATATTCCCAGATATTTAATTCTCCACGAAGATTATAGATAGATAAATTTCCTTGTATCATACTTTTTAGATTAACGACTGCCGCAGGAATGGAAAGGCCAGGAAGAGAGCCCACCGTGCCTCCAAGTTGTTCGAGTGCCTCGGCTAGGTTATTGCATACCCCCATGGTCTTGTCTAAAAGTGCCCCTAGCTCGCGGAAGGCGTCTCTAGAATTATATCCTAGTGCCACACCTTGCAAACCGGGGACTATCTCTGTGCGGGGTGGGTCGAGACGTTTCATCTTTCTATTTGTAACCTTATTACCCGCGATGAACTCGATGGCGGGTGCGGGCTGAACTATCTTTCCGCCATGGGATGTTGGTTCACCGGCAGTCCAGCCCTCGACGCCCTGAGATGGTCCAGTAACTATTTTAACGGACTCGCGCCCTATAATCCTTACGGCATCGGCTTTTACTGCTACTGCTGAGCGTGCAATTGCTTGTGGAGACACACCACGCGCAAGACCAAAATAATGATCGATGTCAGCCAATTGAGAGATATAGATACGTGCAGCATCTGCCGCAAAATCATTGTTAATCCATGATGGGACTTTCGGGCCCTTGCCCTCTCTAGCAGAGGCATGGCGGCCGACCACTAAATCAATTGAGGCAGCCTTGTCAGCACCCCAGGCGCCATAGCCAGACGCAAGACTATCTGGTCGATCAGTTCCTAATACAATCCATGCTCCCATGCTAGTCATGATTTTCTCATTTTGAGCTTTTACATAATTAACACCACCGGTTGAGCCAACAATATTATCAGATTTGAGAATTGTATGATAAAGGCCGCTCTTTGGGGGGAGCGACTGCGCATCTTTAATGCGAGGATCGATACCGCGGGCCTGTCCGCCGGCGCTACCTACAACCCCTACCCTAGCGCGTTCTTCAGCAATCTCTGCTGCCGTGTCCGGATCCTGAGTTGCAGTAATAGCACCTTGGGTTTCTTTTATGTATTCAACTGCTGCTGAGGCTTGCTCTGCATTAGAAGGACCTTTTAGTTTTTGTGGGTCGTCGTTTCCTGTTCCCATATATACTCCTGGTAGTAAATATTATAGTTTATAATTATTACTTGTTTAAATTATTAGGTTTTTTATCCTGCCTCATACGAGACAATCGTGCCACTAGAATCAAGTTTTACCCACTCTTTACTTCCACCCGACGTCGATGCCGCGGCCTCGGTAGCCACAAGAGTGCCGAGGAGACCCTTAGCCAGGTTGGCGGGGTCGAGGATGGGATCGCGGGCGAACCAAGACCATCCTGGGTGTTTTCCTTGGGTGGTGTTGTCATAAACGGTCTGTGTTGATGGCGGGGCTGCTGTGGAATTATTGTACAGCGTCACAGCTTTGTCCCAATTCGCTGCTTTTCCTTGCATTTTGCTTAAATCCTTAATTCTCTCTCTCTTATCACTAGGGCTAAGCCACCTTAATGTGTGGAGTTTTGCAAAATCAATTCCATTATCAATGGTCGTAAAATGTAATTTTTTTCCAGCTTCGTCTTTGTCCCCTCTCTTAGATATGGTTTCAGAAACGAACTTCACACTATTTTCAGTGCTGGCAAATGCAGCAAACCACCGGTTTGTTTCTGCTCTATTTCCAGAACCACCGGCGCCTTCCGTTGAAGGAACGGCGCATTTAATATAGCTGCGGCCTGGGGCGCCCCACTTGGCGCCGTGATCCGCCATAATACCAAAATGATTATAATTGAAGCCACCAATCATACTTCCTGCTGGTTGTTCTGTGATGGCCATGGCTATAATACTCTTCGCAACACTGGCGTTTGCTACGTTAGCTTTAACTATATCAGCTAGCGCGGCCAATGATATTTTAGTCTGTCGTTTTTCTGGGGCACATGTTGTGTATGACGCAGTACTAGTATCTTTGAGTGGCACCGTCTGTCCCGGCGCTGCAGCTATTGTCCCTGGTGTTGGGGAACCCCATTCACCCACAAGGCCAACTAAGCTTGCACATTCGGCGCTGCCGGAGGTAGGATCTTCTTTACTGGAAATGCTTAAAAACCTACCATATTCAAGATTGTATATTTCTCTGCTCTTTTCTAATTCGACTAGGACAATATCGCCGCGGGAAACCGGGTCAACTTCGACCACGTTTGTGCTAATAAATGTTGTGTGTAAAGCGATTACCCTATATGCCGCACTATCGTCCGGAGTAAATGATGGATCACACGGGTCCGGAATAAATGAATGTGGTGAGTTAGCACCTACAATCCGAGCTTTAAAGGCATATCTTTCTTTTCCGGGGGCACCGGTTGACCCACCATCAATGGCCATGGCCTCGGCTGATGATAGTGGAAACATGTCCGTTAGTGCCCGGGCATAAAACTTAGTCTTTCCAGCATAGGTGTCGCCCTGAAAGGCGCGGCGGAAGGCCTTGCCATATAGATCTATTGCTCCCATGTTATCTGTAAATATTGTCCAGTCTTGTAGTTCTCTATTTGACATAAGTTGTTTATCCTATTGTAATGCCCTTGGTAGCTAATAATGCCACTGCTTCCGGGTTGGCTCTGATGGAATTTCTAGCATTATTAATGGCTGCGGCCACCTCTTCTGCAGACCTATGTGCTGCATTTTTTCCGGCGCGTAAATTCATATATGCTGTAGATCCGCGAGGGACCGTTTGCATGTTATATCTCTTGCTAGTTCTAAGACTGTTATATTTCCCGTCGAGCCACGCGCCGGGGGCCGGCATTGGCAGCGATGCCCACTCGAAAGCAATCTCAAATGCCGCCAAACATTCTTGATCATGTATACCCAATATATAGCCTCCTAACCATTTGCGCCGCCCCATCATCAAATAGGCCCCAACCGCATTTTGTACAGTTGGTGAAAAAACTGTACTATCCGAAATACCCGCTGCCCTAGTGCTGCTTTTAAATGTAGAGGGAATCCACTGCATTTTTCCTACAGCCATGACACGGCCGGCTGCCTGCAGGCCTTTAATTTCTCCGACAGTCATTTCCGATATTGGCTTGCCAAACATTGTTTTACACTTCGAGCGCGGCGTATCGCCGGCGTTACCGCGGTTACATGAATCATAGCCACCCTCTTTTGCTCCAATAAAATCGAAGAGAGGTTTTAGGGCTTGATATATGATCCCCCATTCTCTATACGACAAACTCGGAATTGTTGGGCGCGGTACCGCAGCAAACGAACATTGAGTCTGAGTGTACGGTACCGGGCCCGAAGCTCCATCTTTGCCAACTGGCGCAATGGTCTGCGCTGAGCCGGCGTGGTTGGTGGGTCCTCCCCAGTTTCCTACAAGGTTTACAAGGCTGGAACATTCTGCTGTGGCTGAGCCGGATGTTGGGGCTTCATGAGAACTAACACTTACAAACCTACCATACTCTAAATCATATGAATGGTCGCTTCTATCTACTTCAACCACAACAATGTCTCCCCGTGTTACATTCTCACCGGAATCTGCTGTATTACTTAAAAAGGTAGTGTGTAAAGCGATCTGTCTATATGTTGCATTTTCATCTATCAAAAGCGACGGATCGCACGGATCCGGAATAAATGAATGTGGTGAGTTCTCTCCTATTATTCTTGCTTTAAAGCCATACCTTGCACTACCATTTCCACCAGTCGATCCACCATCGATGGCCATAACTTCGCTTGTAGACAACTCAAACATATCAGTTAGGGCCCGGGCTTTAAACCGTGTACGAGCCGTGTAAGAGTCATACCCCATACTTCTTCGTAATGTTGTCCCAAAAAGATCAAGGGCGCCCATATCGTCGCTAAATGTTGACCAATCAATTTTTTCTCTAGACATTCTTAAGCACCTCCACTCTTCTTCCACCGCCATCTCCACTTAGTTTTTTCCTTATTGGTGTACTCCCAGTAGCCTTTCTCTCGCATTTGCTCCCATTGGGGGTCGCCAGCGGCCAGTGTAGGGGATACCACATACACAAACTGGAAGCGTGCCTTTTTACAGGCCGCACAAGATGTGGCGCGGGTTCCGGCTGCGCAGAATTCATCGGCTGGGTAAAAGGCGTCTAAATATGCCACGTAGCCCAGGTCACCACTACTACATATATATTTTTTCCAACTATTGAAACGTGTAGCGTAGTCCCACAAGGCTTCCTTACCGCCAATGTTCGGTATGCCGCGGCCAGCGCCTCGGTTTTCTTTTTGGATCCATGCCGCCACAACAAAACCTGTTCGATCAGCACCGTGAGTACAGTGTACTAAAGTATTTCCCTCGTCAAACCACTTATTACAGTCTGAGACACTCCTAGTGTAGCCTTTTCCGCGCTTGAAACCAGCATGGGCACTAATTTTCTTAACCTGAACTGCTGGGTTGATGTATTTGGCGAATTCTTCTTCTAAATCTATACCGACGCAAAGACCAGTTTGAGAGTCGTAGCTATATTTTAAGTCTCCCCCACTAGAGCCATTGAGTCTTATAATCTTGTTGATCCCGTGTGTCTCTATGAAAGTTCTCAACTCTCCAAGATCAGGTTGTTGATACCTCCAATTTCCATTGCCAAACATTTCAGCCTGACTACTTTTATCAAACGCCTTTTTCTGAACTGATGAAAAAAATCTTCTCGTTTCTGCGGTTGCCTTGCTTTGGCTGCCACACCTCGTTTTACTACGGTCGAGGCCGGCCCTAGGGCTGTCAGGAGAATATAACTCGCCAGGCGGGACTGGTGGGCCGCCGCTACGAATGGCTGGACCACCAATATTAAATGGCTGATGTGTTATTTCACCGAACAAGCTTACCAAGGCAGAACACTGATCACTAGAGCCAGATGTGGGATCTTCTACGTTAATTAGCTCCTCAAAGGTTCCATATTTTAAATCATATGATTGGCCAGATCTCCGTAATTTAACCAAAACAACATCACCTCTTGTAACCGGGGTTGCTTTTGTTGTCGACGTCGACAAGAATGTAGTGTGCAAATCAATAACCCTCCAAGTTTCCCCCGCATTCGACGACCATGTTGGATCGCATGGGTTTGGAAGAAGCCAATGTGGTGAGTTCTCCCCCACGATACGACCTTTAAAAGCTAACCGGGCTGCTGCTCCGCCGGCTGGATCGGTTGAGCCGCCATCAATTGCCATTGCTTCACTGGAGGCCAGTTCGTATGTATCCGAGAGTGCTATTGCCTTAAAGGTATCTTTATCGCTATATTTCGCCGGTGCCATACCCCAGCGAATCATGTGACCAACTAGATCAAGTGCATCTTCATTGTCTGTGAATGCAGTCCAATCGTATAGCTCTTTATTCCCCACCTTCGAGTTCTCCGGAAACCTGAATCATATCAAAGAGTTGATTCTTGTCTTCGTCAGAAAGCTCGATGGATACATTTTGATTTTTTTGCTGCAACGATATCAGTTTAACCAACTGCTCATTTGAGCGCTGCATTGTCTCAACGTGTTTGGCTGCGACCGGACTTAGGCTTCTATTTTGTTCAGCATCCATGGCTATTTGATTTGCAATTTCATTTAAAAACTCCTGGGCGGATTTTCTATCGTTACGTATGTTTTCCAAGGCCTCATCAATTAAACCGCTTAGATTATTTTTCTTCATAAAGCTCCGTTTTCCCAATTTTGTCTAAAGAATGAGTATTTCTTTCTAAACTTTTTAAGAGAATTTACGATCTGTTTTGTATTTAAGCCCGTGATCTCTCTCAAGTATAGATAAATAGCTTTCTTATTAAAAATTTCTATATCCTCCTTTGATTCGAAAAGTACAACAATCGCTTTATACACTTTTAGATCGTTCTCTTTCATCTGGGATGTGTCCCACGATTTTATTTCTTCGTAAAACCGAGTCCAAAACTCTTCTTCTTCGCGGTTTGATACGTATGATTCAGTTGTCGACAGATATTCCTCTTCGTATGATTTGGAAATATTGTCATAATCAACTTCACGGCGGTTTCTCTTTTGTTGTTTTTTAACTTTATGAATAAACCAATTCTTTGTGATTACCGAAAAATACGAAAATGCTTTTGACCCCTTGCTTGGATCAAACTTATCCAAAACGGTCATTAGCCATATCTTGCATTCGTCTCGCAGATAATCAATATTTGGTAAGTTTGTAAACTTATAAGTAAAGACGATCTTGTCAACCATCTCGTTAAAAGCTGGCTGGATCCAGTTAATGTATAGTTCGGTCCTCTCGCGTTTACAAATTGTGTTTGTATAAGCAATTATTGCGTTTTCGTGGTCCTTCGTAAAATAATGATTTTTTTTACGTCTCTTCACCGGTTTCGGTTTCTGTTTCAATATTGTCAATTTCTTCTTCCGTTAATGTATATATGTGTTCAAATGTGCCTAATTGTTCGTTAAAGGATACTGCATGATTCAATAAATTCTGAAGCGTTTGATCCCCGTAGAACATTTCAAGTTCGTATACCTGATTGAGATGTTCGGCAAACGAATCAACCATTTGTTGTAAATCCCACAGTTCCTCTGCTATAGAAAGAAGGCGCACCACTACAGCGCGAGCGTATATAAACAAGCCAATGTTTAATACAACCGATACGGCCAAGATTGCAGAAAGTACTATTTCAAGTCTTGTCATAATCTTTTTCTTTCATTTCCTTCTTTTGTTTTTGTAGAACTTCACGATTTTCTTCTATCTTCTCATTTGTCAGGTCACCAATTTGTTGTTCTTCTTCTTGAACATTGAGCCCCCGTACGATAGGAATACTTAATAGCTTGCGCAAACTATCTTTTTCTCCACAAACGGAACAATCCGTTACCTTTTCTTTAAGGGTGTGAAAAATTATAGATATGCGCGTGCACTTTTCGCATTCATAACGATATCTTGGCATGTGTTATTGCTCTGCCAAAGATTCTAATTCTTCTTCTGATACTTTTTCATTGTTGGATACCCGCACAGTCGGGGGGTTTTTGACAACCAGACCCTCTTCTCCGCGTTCCTCTAATTCAAACCCCTTCAAAACAGGTACAATGTCTGTCTGGGCCATCAAAGATTCTTGTAGGGCTAACATAATTGCCCCCAGTGCTTGATTTGATAAATGCATTTTTTCTCCTTTTATATTTTTTCTAGGTGTTCAATACCTAGTGACATAGTGTCTTTGTGTTTGTTTCTGTATACCTCGTATACAAAGTATTTGTTTTTTTCATATCTATATTCTTTTATTCCCGTTATTAGGCCTAGGCCGGAGTCTTTTACAAGACAGTCATCATATACAGCCTGCCATTTAACAAGATCGCCTATTTTATGGTTCATTTGGTAAGCGCCTTTAGATCTTCATCATACATCATTCTTGCCAATTCTTTAAATTTTACCTTGGGTTCCCAACCTAGTTTGTTTTTTGCCTTGGTCGCGTCTCCTAATAAAAGTGGAACTTCGTGCGGCCTAAATAGCCGCTCATCAATTTCAACATGATCTTCTATGTTTAAGCCAGCATGTGTGAACACTTCCTCTAAAAATTCTCTTACGGTATGCGTCTCACCTGTGGCTATTACATAGTCATCTGCAACTTCTTGTTGCAACATGAGCCACATGACTTCCACATAGTCGCCAGCAAAACCCCAATCTCTTTTTGCATCTAGGTTCCCAAGATATAACTTGTCTTGTAGGCCCAAGTTGATCTTGGCTGCAGCTTGTGTAATCTTGCGTGTTACAAATGTTTCACCGCGGCGGGGAGACTCGTGGTTAAAGAGGATCCCACTAGATATATGCATGCCGTAGCTTTCACGATAATTCCGGCATACATTGTGTGCAAACACCTTTGAGCACGCATAGGGGCTTGCTGGCATCAAACGTGTTGTTTCGCTTTGTGGGTGGGTCGGGTTGTCTCCAAACATTTCTGATGACGATGCTTGATATACCTTGGTATTCGGACAAATGTTTCTAACTGCTTCTAACAGCTTTAAGGTGCCCATAGCAACAATATCGGCTGTTTCTTCTGGGGTCTCGAAAGAAACTCTGACGTGTGACTGGGCAGCCAAATTATAAATTTCATCTGGTTCGTGTTCAAGCAACAACCTATATATCGCTCCGGAATCAGTCATGTTACCATAACAAAGCTCAAAGTTTGGGTGGCTAAATATGTGGTCGATCCTGCCGGTGGATATTGTGGACGTCCTTCTTTTGACTCCTACAACTTTATATCCTTTTTCTAATAATAATTCGGCCAAATAAGAGCCGTCTTGTCCAGTTACTCCTGTAACTAACGCCGTTTTATTCGTCATTGATGCCTCTGTTTTCTTCGTACCATTCGTATGCCTTTTTAACACCCTCAGCAAACGGGGTAAATTCAAAATCACCGATCAGGTTTAACAAATATTCATTGCTGCCGTCTTTTCTAAATTGGCCGTCCAACTTATCATTAAACTTTATTTGAACATCTTTATCAAGCTGTTGTCTTAATATGTTGATCATTTCTAATATCGAAAAGTTTTCGTGTGGGCTAACAATTACAGGAACATCGCTATGGTGCTTCTCTAACAATATTGGAATTATTTTTGCTAGATCGTCCACATATATTTCTTGTCTTAGCGCCTTGCCTGTTCCCCAAAATTCTAAAATATCTCTGTCGGATGCCTCGTAAAACTTTCTAATCAGTGCCGGTACGAAATGAGAGCTATGATAATCAAAGTTGTCTTCAGGGCCATAAATATTAGAGGGACAGAATGTTGAATAGTCAAGCCCATATTGTTCTCTATATGAATTTATTTGAATATATAAGGAGCGTTTAGAATACCCATAAGAAAGGTTGGTCTTTTCAGGGGGCCCAGATAAAATATCTTTCTCGGTCAACGGATATTGTTCAGCCACGTTTGGGAAGGTGCATGTACTTAAGGCAGCCAAAATTCTTTTAACACCGTGAAGATATCCCTGATGAACGATATTTGTGTTCATCATTGTATTCAAGTAGTGAAACTCAGCCGGTTTTGAATTGTTTGCCTTAATGCCTCCAACTTTGCCGGCCATATGTACGACCGCGTCAGGCTGTAACTCCTGATACATTCTTTTGCAATCTTCGGTTGAAACCAGATCATAATCTTTTGATGACAGATATATCCAGTCTGGCTTTATCTTTGCTAACCTCTTGCCAACAAAACCGGTGCCGCCCGTGACAACAACTTTCATAATTTTGTCTCTCCGTCTTTATGAACGACATGCGGGTACGGCATCGGAAAAAGCAGTTTGCCGCCATTTAAAATGTATTCTTTTTCTCTGGCTACAATCTCGCTTTTAAAGTACCATGGCAAGACAAGCATATAACTGGGGTTTAGTTCTCGGGCGTGTTCTTCTGAGATTAACTCTATGTCGGTGCCGAGGGTTCTTAGCCCAACCTTTTCGGGGTTACGCTCACTTATGTATGGAATAGTCTCTTTTCCAATTCCAAATAATTGCAAAAGCATATTTCCCTTCGTTGAGGCGCCTAGGCCGAGAACCGTGTTCCCGTTTTTAAGTTCAGCACCAATGGTGTTCTTAATTTTATTTTTTAAGCTTAAAATCTCTTCGTGAAAATCGATGTATGTTTCCTTATCAAATAGATTCATTTGCTTTTCAATATCTATTAGTTCTTTAAAACTGTCGGTCTTTTCAATTTTGCGGTCAAGATGTGTGATCATAACACGGACGCTTCCGCCGTTAACATCATTTTCAGCAGCATCAAAAATTTCTAATCCATTTTGTTTCATTAGGTAGTTCAATGTATGCAAAGAATAATATTCCAAATGCTCATTACAGATATCATAAAAGTTTATATTCTTCAACATTAAGGGCAAGTAACTTAACTGAATACACCACACCCCTTCTTTATGGAGCAGCGACTTAACATCAGCTACAAAACTATTTGGATCATCTAGGTCATAAAACATTGCACAAGAAGTGAAAATCTTAACCTTCTTATCTTTTAGTGTATCATTTAATACATCTTGTGAAAAATAGTTATTAACAATTTTAATGCTTGGGTCCACACCCTCCCAAGAAATGTTTTGGGCTGGCTCGACCCCGATCCGCATTAAACCAGAAGGAAAATATCCAATCATTGTGCAATCGTTTGCACCAATATCAACTACAACATCGTTGTCCTCTAAGTGTGCTCTTTCTACAACGTCATCAACAACATTTCTCAAATCTTTACGCATCGTATCACTTACAGAAGAGCGATAAAAATATTCACGATACAAGTAATCAGGTTCTACGGTTTCCTTAAGCTGCAGCAATCCGCATGCATCGGCATTGTTACTTCTGTCACACAGTACAAGGGTTTGTGGTACTCGTATATCTGCTAGTGGATTATTTTCGTTGGTCTCAACAAATGTAGGTGATAAGTGTTGCTCTTCGATGCTCACCACCGCGGTTAAATCTGCTGAGCCACATACTCTACAATGTTGAATGTTCTTATACACTTTCGTCATTTAGTCCCCTTTTAAAATCCTGTAACTGTCGCTATCAAAATGTTGTGTTGAAAACTCATACAATTCGGAGTTTTCTAAAGCAACCATTTGATGTCTAAGTCCTCGATATACATGAAAATTTTCTCCAGGGCTCAACACTTTCTGTTTGGCCTCTGATATATCGTCTCCGTCTGAATAATATACCATCATTTTCCCTGATTGTAAATAAAAAACTTCGTCTTTAAGCACATGATAGTGCCACGAACATCGTTTACCTGCGTCAAAGTACAACAGTTTACCACAATACTCAGGCTTGTTTACAATCCACCTTTCGTGTCCCCACCCTTTTTCTACAAATTTTATTTCACTCACTTTAAAGCCCCTTTGCTAGCCACCCGCCATCTACATAAATGTCTTGACCGGTAATATATGCGGACGCCGATGATAATAAAAATATGACGGTACCTACCAAATCTTCTGGCACTCCCCATCTTCCTAAAATTGTTTTTTCTTCTATTTTCTTTCTGTTTTTTGACCAACCCTTTTTTGTCATATTGGTTCGTATGTAGCCCGGGCCAACATTGTTGACCCTTATATCGTATCTCCCCAAATCTAATGCGAGAGATTTGGTCAACTGTTTTAAACCGCCCTTGGAAGCGACATATGCTGGGTTGTCAGGAAACGCTAGTTCAGCATTTATGCTAGTTATATTAACTATAGAGCCGCCCGTATTTTGCATTTTTTGTGCGACAAGTTTTGATAGCCGATAGGGCGCCTTAAGATTGACTTTGTATGTTTTCTCCCAATCGTCATCTGAGTAATCGAAAACATGGTTGCCGCAGGTTACACCAGCACAGTTTACTAAGCCATGTATTTCGCCGCTATGTGACAGCGCGTCAGTCACTATGCTATCTAAATGTTCCGTGTTCGTGATATCATATCTGGGTAGATCCACTCGGATGACTATCGCGCCTGCTGATGATAAGCCAAATGCAATTGCCGAGCCAATACCTCCATCGGATCCCGTAACTATTATTATCTTGTCTTTTACCGAAAATAGCTCTGTCACTTAACCTCCTCTACTATCTCTATTAGAGTTCCATCGTAGTCCCTACAAAAGCACACTTTAGCGCCCCCGTCGGGTGAAAGTTGTGGCTCACAGTTGAACTTTAATCCGAGAGCACCCAACTCTTTATAAGCCTTGTCAACATCACTCACTGTTACAGCCAAGTGTGAGCAGCCTATTTTTATTATTTTGTTCAAAGAGTTTTCTTCATTTTCTTCTGGGTGTGAATGATATTGCAACAACTCGATCATTCCTCCTAGCTTATCCTTCATCTTAACAGTTCGAACTTTAATATCTTCTATACCAGACAGGTTGTCTATAAAGGGGCCAGTTTCTATTTGATCCCAAACCACCTCAAGTCCGAAGTGCTTTTGATATAGTTCAAGTGACCGGTCCATGTCAGTAACAGTAACTCCGATATGTCTCAAGCTAACCATTCTTAACTCCACTAAATATCAGAGCGCCACCGGCCATATTTTCGTTAATAAGCTGTTCATATTCAAGCTCTACTTTTTTATAAAAATTATTTATTTTATCAGACAAAGAGTCGTTATTTTTTATGACATCGCCAACAAAAGCCTTTTCGGCTGAACCCATGGGCTTGTTATTCTGATGCCAAAAAACATGATTAAAAAAGGAGTAGTCTAAGAAACTTTTTACATGACCGTCGAAACCGGACAACCCACAAAGGTCCAATATCGACTTTGATGTAAAGTAATTAATATGTGCCTTATGATAATAAAAGCTCTTATACTGATTGCACTGATAGTTAGTCAGCAAAACATCGTTGTGGTTTGGTACCGCTATTACAAGTCTGCCACCTGGCTTTAACAAGCTATAGCTTTTTTTTAAAAACTGACCCGGTGATGGCACGTGCTCAACTACATCAAACGCCACAATGATGTCATAAAAGTTTTCCTCTAATTGTACCTTATCGAAAGCCGAGTTGAATACTTTGGTATCTGGGCAGTTGCTCTCGACAAACTGTGCATCTTCTTTGTTTGGCTCTACAACGTGATATTCGTTTACGCCGAACTCGCTCGCCTTGGACGCTATCCCACCAAAAGAACCGCCAATTTCTAAACACTTGCTATCTTTAGTTAAGAACTCTTTGAATAACTCGAACTGTCTGGCGTTCAAAGAATCGTATAGCCTTAAGTGTTGCTCGCATTCTTGCTTTTTGCCATCGCTGTTGGAGCTAAACTCTTGCCGGTATTGCTGTTCATAAAAATTTTCATCTACCCAAACACTTTCGTCTAGCACTCCGTGGCCCGATGGTTCGTGAACCCAAAAGTTTACGTGTCGGCCATCTCTTAATACTATTTGCTTTTGATAGAAGTCTTTGGAATCATACTCACTAAATCCAATTTTATTTAAGGTTAACTCATCCATTATAGCTCCTTATCGCATTCCTTATAACTTCCATAGACTCTACAATCGCAGACTCTGAAATAGTAAGGGGAGGGCCTAACTTAACAGATTCTCTTTTTGTCCAAACTGTAAGCACTCCCTCTTTTACGCATTTATCTGTGACATAGTTCCCCATGTCGCTGTCTTTCACAATTATAGCGGATACCATTCCTCTTACATTTACTGTTTCTACACCTTCTTCTTTCTCTAGTTCTTTATTCAGTTTTTCAAACAGTCGTGCACGGCGCTTGAAGTCTTCTTGAAAGGATTCATCGGTTAAGAACTCAAGGTTTGCCAAACCAGCGGCACAACACAAAGAGTTTCCAGCATGTGTGCTGCTCAAATTAGCTTTTATATCAATATCAATTATGTCTCTGGTGCTCAGTACCGCCGAAAGCGGAAGCGAGGACGTTAAGCCCTTACCGACTGTGATGATATCAGGCTCATAATCTCCGTAAGTCATGTATCCATACAGCGTACCCATTCTATAAAAGCCTGATTGTACCTCATCGAAGCAAAACAAAATATTGTTTTGCTTTGCTATCTTGTATAACTTGTCAATATATTTTTGAGGATAGAATAAAGCTCCCCACCCTTGGTAGGTTTCTAAGAAAAACGCAGCAATCTCATCTAATGGTGGAAGCTTATCGATATCCAACTCTTCACCATCTTTGGGAAAAGACAAAAAACAGATATCATCATCCACCACATTGCTCCAAGCAGTGCTCGTAGGTGTTCCACCTATCAGATCTGAACCAAGTACACGGCCATGATAGCTGCCCTCAAAAGTGATAATGTACTTTTTGTTGTTTTTCTTGGCCCATAATTTTATCAAACGATAGGCCGCATCAGTTGCTTCACTTCCAGAGTTCAATAATACGGCTTTCTCAAAGTGAGATGGCGAAATTTGTAACAGTTTTTCAAGAAATTCGACCCTTATGTCTGTGTTATATTGATAACCGAAGGTTAAATCTGCATCAACTTGGTCTTTTATGGCCTGATTAATTTTAGGATTGGAGTGGCCAGCATTGGTAACAAAGATACCAGAGGTCATATCAATCCATTTGTTGCCCTGGTCGTCATATACAGAAAAGTCTTTTGCCTTGTGCCACTTTACTGGCATCTCACATATCGAATTTGGTTCATATTTGTGCTTTACTTCTCTGTAATCTTCCACGTTAAGCTCAAAATTGGTGGTATTTCTGTGTTTTGTTTTAGCCATAAATTGCCTCTATTATTTTAAAATCGTCTATTGTATCCACCTCGTGGACAAAAGGGGTGATGAATGCCAACATTTTGGCGCCATGAAGTGCCAGGTCTTGCATAAAATGCTTTGGTCTGATAATATCTATGCAGCCGTTTGGTTGATATGTTTTTGGCAGTTGTTGGCGCGGCCAGTTATAGTAATCTCCCTCATATTCATTATTAAACAGCCCTTCCCAGTATTCGCCAGCCTTCTTAAAAGACTTATATGCCGTCTCAGATGCTTCATGCGCAGAACGAAGGCCTGTGCATTTGGGGTTGTTTATGAAATACTTGGCCGCTTGATCAATTGTGTGTGGTTGGACCATAGGTGTTGTTGCTCTTAGGTGTATTATATCACCATAATCGTCTAGATATTCTACGGCATGCCGCATAACATCAATGTCTAATGCGGTATCGGTCGCATATTTTGTTGGTCTTTGAATTATTTTTGCCCCATATCTTTTTGCTGTATCTGCTATTTCTTGATCATCTGTTGAAACATATATCTCTGATACATACGCTGACTTTTGGGCTGCTAGTATGGGGTAAGCAATCAGTGGCAAACCATTCAATACACGGACATTCTTTCTTGGAACGCCTTTGCTCCCGCCGCGGGCGGGAATAATTACTTTAAATTTCTTATCATCTGTTTTTTTCATATTACTGCTATAGAATGTCAGATACGGCTCTTAGCTTTTTCGCAATTGGCAATTCAGTTTCATAAACTCTCTTAACTCCGTCACCCAGCATATTTTCCATGTTTCTTACACCATCCAGAAGGGCACAATAATTTTCAATAGAAGCCACTTGATCAGAACCATACATGGTACGATCCTTGGTGATATGGAATTCTACGCACTCAGCGCCCAATGCCACTGCTCCCACACATGCATCATGGCCATTGTAATGGTTAGAAAAGCCAATTTTGGTTTGTGGGTACTTTTCTTTTAGTGTCATGATATGCCTCAGATTGACTTCCTCGGGGGCAGTCGGATAAGTGCTGGTACACGCCAAAATGTATTCAACGTTAGTAAGCAAGCTTGCTGCAGCATCTATTTGCTCTGCTGAACACATTCCCGTTGATAGGATTACTGGCTTCTTTGTTTCGTTAAGTCGCTTTAAGAATGTCTTATTGGTTGTCAGAGCAGAAGCAACTTTGTGATAATCGACCTCTATATGTTTCTCGATTAAATCAACGCTCTTTACATCCCAGCAAGAAACAATGAAACCCATTTTCATCTTTTTTGTGAACCTGTGGAGTTCTTTATATTGTTCGATACTGAACTCGATTCCTTCCTTTTGTTCTCTGTTTGTGGTACCCCAAGGACTCTCTCGGGGTCGGTCGAGGTCCTCTTTACTATAAACCTCATCGATTGTTCTTTTTTGAAACTTGACGGCGTCACATCCAGACTTGTATGCTCCTACGATCAATTCTTTTGCCAAGTTAATATCACCATTATGGTTGATACCTATTTCGGCGATCACATATGTTTTACCCATTTTATCTCCTATGCTAATATTTCTGGTAAGCCATTTACTTCATGAGACAAGTTGTTTATTCTAATAGACCTAGAATTTGCAATTGTACATAAGTATCTTAAATCACTAATAATTTGTCGGCGCTCGCGAGGATCGTCAAAGGCATCTATTCCTGACTTAGAGTGGTCCTCCGCTATTACCTCATCCTTGTAGCCCGCATGCGTCATGCCGGTACTTTCCAGGGACTTTTTATATGACATGTCAAACCCTGCAATATCTACAGTGCTACACCCCAACCACAAGGCAAACGCAATCATGTGATTAGTGATCGTGTTACAGTGGGTGTAAATTTTGTTACATTCATATTTTGTGGCTAGCATATTTTGAAATATTCTATGCTCCCATTGCCACGATAATACTAAATCCATTTTATCTTTTTCTTTAGCAATCTCTAATAGCTGCACGAATTCACCCTTTCTCGGAATTGTAACAAAGGTGTTGATGCCTTTATCTAAACAAATCTCAAAGGGCGTCTTTAAATGATCATAAGAATTGGCTGCGCACCAAAAATCTGGCGCGAAGTCATCGAAAAAATCTGCTATCTTATGAAAGTCATTACATGTAATCTTTACGTGTGAGCGATATTTTTCTTTATCAATGTCTAAAAGAGTTGGGCCATGGCCCATGACAATGGCCGGCCGATCTTTATATTTGTCTTTTAAAGACAGGATTCTCTCGAATCCCTCTAACATGTTCTTTCGAAAAGTTTCTTCGTCTGTTATGAGGGGTTCTATGTTGTCGACCACTGTTTTTAGTGTAACGCTTTTAATAAATTTTCTAATAGCTTCCATAACTTACCAAATGAATTTATCTTTGTAATATTGTACAATAGGTGCCATCTCATTGTCAAACACTTTTTGTGGTTTCCAACCTAAAGCTCGTAATTTGTTATCATTCAATGCGTAACGCACATCTTGGCCTTCTCGTTGGGCATTGAGGTCTACATGCTGTTCCCAATCATCAAGAGTACCGTAAAAGGCTTTGATAATTTTCTTAACAGTCTCAATGTTTGCCTGCTCAAAGCCGCCGGCAACATTATAAATTTCATTTACTTTTCCAGATTCAATTATTGCTATAACAGCTTCAGCAGTATCGGCGGCGTGCAACCAGTTGCGTATTGGCGTGCCTTGGTTGTGAAGATGAATCTTCTTTCCTCTCATGAGGTTTTTAACAGCCAATGGAATTAGCTTTTCCGGGTATTGGCCAATTCCGTAGTTGTTGGTTGGTCGTAAAATAACATACTTAATATCGTATGTTCTAGCCCATGCGTTGATCAACATATCACCAGCCGCTTTTGCAGCCGAATATGGATTGCTGGGCTTGAGCAAGTCTTTCTCTGTGTGGGCTCCAGAATCTATATCTCCATATACCTCATCTGTGCTTACATGGAAAAACACAGGCCTTTCATTACAGTTTATTGGCTTAAACCTAACAAGATCCAACAAGTTCTTAACGCCTAATATGTTACTATCAATAAAGTCATCGCTGTTGATAATGCTATTTCCAACATGTGACTCGGCCGCAAAATTAATTACGTAGTCGCAGTCATATAGCTTCTTAAGGTTTCTAATATCTTTTCTCTCAAAAGTAAAGTTGGGGTGCTGATTGAACTCATCCAATAATTTTATGTTTGCCGCATACGTTACTTTATCTACACCACGAACGATCCACCCTTTCTTGAGAGCCAGTCTGGTGGCATATGCCCCCATAAAGCCGAGGCAACCTGTGATATATACTATTTTCATTTCAAACTTTTACGAAAAACTCATTCACTGTTTTTTCTATGTACTTTAGTTTTTCTTCTGTTAGACCAACATATGTTCCCAAAAAGAAGGAGTTGGTTGTCACCAACTGGGCATTAGGGAAAGTCTTGTTCATATCTCCATATTCGTCTGCCATGTGAACATAGCCAGGATGTGCAAGAATATTGCCGGAGAAGTAAGAACGCGTTTGAATCTTCGCGGCTTCTAGATGGTTAACAATATCAAAGCGTGAAAATGGAGCATCTTCCTTAATTGTCAGTAAAAACGCGAACCAACAGGGGTCAGCGTGTTCTGTTGCGACGGGCATATGAAAGTATTGCTCATAAGGCGCAAATATGGCCCCTAGCTTGGCCCAGTTCTCTCTACGGGCAGTATCTAGCATCGGAAGCTTCTCAAGCTGCTGTAGGCCCATTGCAGCCTGCAGGTCAAGGGGTTTTAAATTGTATCCAATTTCATCAAAAACATATCTGTGATCATAAACTGCTTCGGGCTGTCCTGGCAACCAGTTCTTAAATCTCATGCCGCATGCTGTGCCGCCGGTAACATTTCCTGGTTTCATAGAGTTGCAGTAACATGCCCGACCCCAGTCACGCATACTCGCGAGAATGGTTCTTGTTTTCTGACTGTTGGTCGCGACAAAACCGCCTTCGCCCATAGTCATATGATGTGCTGGGAAGAACGAGCATGTGGACATGTCGCCATAGGAGCCGAGCTTCTTGCCGTTATAGTATGAGCCTAAAGCATCACAGGCGTCTTCCAGAAAAACCAAATCATACTTTTCAACAAGGGCCATCAAACGGTCCATGTCGGGCGGGTTGCCAAGCACATGAGCAAACATAATGCCCCGAATGTCTGGGTCCTTCTCTAAAAGTTCTTCCACTTTGTCAAGGTCCAAGTTAACACTTGGCAACTCAACGTCTACAAATACGGGAACAAGATTATGCTGAATAAGCGGATTAATGGTTGTTGGAAAACAAACCACTGGTGTGATGATCTTGTCGCCGTCCTTTAAGCGCTTTGGGAAACGTCGCGACTTGGTAGCAGAGACCATTAACAGATTAGCAGAGCTACCAGAGTTTGTCAATGCACCAAACATTTTGCCTAAATGCGTTGGAAACTTTATCTCAAAGTCTCTCCCGTTCTTTCCGAATATCATCCAGCCATCTAGTATTTGCTTGACAGCAACTAAGTATTCTTTTTCATCAAAGGTAGGGCCCGAATAAGAAACCCAATCTTCACCAGCGGTCCAACTCTCTTGTCCATGTTTGTGGTGAACATATTCTTCAACTAAATTTAAGATTTCACTTAACTTCTCATCCATACGTACCTCTACATACATATATTAATATAACACACATTGAACGTATCGTCAATAGTGTATTTGTTTAAATTGTAAATGATTCTCCGCAACTACAAGACCGTTTTGCGAGCGGATTATTAAAACAGAATCCCGTACTCATTAGAGTATCGATATAATCTATTTCTGTTCCATTTAAAAACAAATATGATTTTCTATCAATACAGACTTTTATATCACCAAAATCAAAAATTTTGTCACCCTTGTCAGGCGCAGGCACCAGATCATAATGATAAGAAAAACCCGAGCAGCCGCCGGACTTTAAAGCGGCCCTAAAATATGCATCAGGTGTTTGTCTTTTGTTCTTAATGCTATCTATTTTTTTTTTAGCATTTTCAGTCATTGTTATTGGCATTGTGTTTGTTCTCCCAATCTTTAATGGCTGCTTTAATTGCGTCTTCCGCTAGCACAGAACAATGAATCTTTACAGGGGGTAAAGATAGTTCTTCTGCAATATTAGAATTTGAAATACTCATTGCATATTCAACTGACTTTCCTTTTACCATGGTAGTGATTAATGAACTTGATGCTATAGCAGAGCCGCATCCGAAAGTTTTGAATTTAGCATCCTCGATAACACCATCATCATTAATTTTAAGCTGCAGTTTCATTACATCTCCGCATGCGGGAGCGCCTACCATGCCGGTGCCTACTGCGGGATCCAGCTTATCCATGCTCCCAACGTTTCGTGGGTTTTCCATGTGATCAATAACTTTTTCTGAATACGCCATTACTTGGCCTCCGAATTTGATGGACAAACTTCCTGTTCTGAAAAGGAGGCACCACATCCGCAAGTGTTTGCGGCTTTCTGATTACTAAATTTAAACCCAGCGCTCATATTTGATTCTTCGTAATGTATGACTGTGTGCGACAACATCTCGGCACTATTTGGATCCAGACAGACCTTAACATTACCAAATTCCACAATAATATCATTCTCTTTTTGGTCCTCTTCGATGACCAAAGAATATGAATACCCCGAACAGCCGCCGGTATTAACTCCGACGCGTACAATATCATTGCTTTCAAGAGCAGACTCAAGCTTTTCAATTGCTTCTTTGGTAAAGTTAATCATTTCTGTTGTTAAGCTCCTGTATCATCAATGAAGTTGAAGTCTTTGAGGTTCTTGCCCTTTAAAGTAATCGTGGGTGCATTCTTCCATGTATCAACCTCGCGGCCGGTACCAGAGCCTTTCTTGACGTCGCCCATATTTGACCGGTCCAAGAAATCATCTTCGGTGAAAACCTTATCATATGGCACTGGAACTTCTGAGTCTCCGTAAGTCTTTGAAATAACATTCTCAATGAATCCTTTATCGACTCCGCAAATACATGGCATGTTCTTTTTAGGATCAAACCATTTGATATTCAAGCCGCGGTTAATAATATCGGCGAGTGGTTCATCGAAGAAGTTTCCAAGAGATACATGTTGGTAGGGGCACGGCATGACATCTCCATATCGTGAGATGGGAACCATTCTCTTAACAGCAATACACCCGATATCTCTACCATAAGAAGGTGTCATGTGCGTAAAGATATCATACTCTTCTTCAAACTTTTGCAGAATTGCGCCTTCCTTTTCGGTCATCATAGCGTCTGTTTCGCCCTCATAAGCACCTACGGGCTTCGCGTATACAATATATGTACCGACTTCTTTCTCTTTGGCGAAGTCCAAGAACTGAACCCACTCATCTGTATAGATTCTATCTTTCCAAATAACTGTGGAGAGAATCAAGTGGAGACCAGCTTCTTTACATGCATCAATGGCACGCATAGCTCTATCAAAAGCACCCGGCTTGCGCCTAAACGTATCGTGAGCTTCTGCTGTGATGCCGTCGAGGCTTAGCTGTACTTTGTCGATCCCAATCTTTTTAAGATGGACGGCTCTCTTATAATCTAAAAACCAGCCGTTTGAGTCGGTAACCAAATAAAACTTAGAAGGATCGATGGCCTCTACAAGCTCATCGTATTCTCTTAGTAGAAGTGGTTCACCACCAGTAATAACAAAGTTAGCTAGCCCCATCTCGTCTGACTCTTTGGATAACCTTCTAACGTCGTCCATGGTAAACTTACGGCGTCCACTTGCTTCTTCCCAGGCGCGCGGAACATAAAACTTATCAATGCAGCAGTGCTCGCAATCCATATTGCATAGATAATCATATTGAAACTGAATAATGGCTATACTTTCGCCATTTGCTATCTTTTCTGGATAAGCTTTCATCTTTTCATAAACTGCTGGCTTGTAATTCTTAAGCCAGTTTTGTCTATCCTTTTCGTCCTTTATAGTCGTAGTTTGCATGATCATGTCTTCGGGTGCAGGATCAAATTTGTTACCCTCCAGTGGAGTCTGGAACATTTTTGAATGTGAATTGGCCATTATTTGCTTTCCTCGCTTTTTTCAATTTCTACTTTTTCAATAGGGATAAACCAAATTTTGTCACTGGCGTCAGTGACCCTATATTGTGG